ATTCCCCTACGACCACGAATCAATAAGCGTCTGGGATAAGCAAGCAGGCGTGGCAAAGTTTGAATTGATTTACTCGTTCAACTGGAAGGGTATTCACGACCTATTTAGTCGTTACTTTATCAACTCAACGGTCGCTGCTAACTTCACTGGTGACGAGTTCAACGAACACCCTTCACAGAAACCGATACGGCTTATGCGTGACGTTCTGTTGCGGTGTCCAGAAGGAACAGTTCTCGACCCGTTCATGGGCAGCGGCACAACGCTACGTGCTGCCAAAGACTTGAACCGCAAGGCAATCGGCATAGAACTAGAAGAACGTTATTGCGAGATCGCAGCGAAACGTATGAGTCAACTGGTGATGGAGTTATAAGCGATGGTGTTGGGTAACTACTGCGTCGCTGGTGAGCCGAACATGATCCGGTTATCGCCACAACAGTTCAAGCCGAGGAACCCGCAACTAGGCGCAGACGGTAAGACGATGTTCGCTACCTGTCATTACTGCGAGCAACGAACCATCGTGAAGCAAGCTGAACCGCGCAAGGGATTCTTCATACGGCACAACGAAAGTCAGAAGGGATATCGCTCTGCATCGGATACACGATCTGGTGAGCCAGCGAGAGAGAGGAATAGGAAATGATTAGAGTAATGCGTATGACCGAGAGTGTTTTTGCGCCTGTGTTCTGGGTGCTGAGTTACCCTTTACAGATATTGTTCGGGTTGATCGACAGGTATGTCCCTGCATGGGTCGCTGTCGTGTTGGACTCGACTGCTGTGTGGCGGTTGATTGTGCTGTGGTTGGTGACCGACAGGATTCTCTAACACGCTAGCGAGAGAGGAATAGGAAATGGAAAACCATGTATGCCCAGAGAAAACAGACAGGAAAGAGTTTCAAGAGTGGTGTGGATTCAATCACAGTGAACTAGGCTATCCAATTGGAGCAGAATACTGCTGTGACTGCTGTGTTCACAGTCCATGTGTAAACATCCACGTATAAGCCAGAAGATGGGAAGTGAGTCACCTGCTCCGCCTAACACGCCATCGACGCTAGACGTTATCTGCTCCATCACTACAATAACTAATGCCCTCGTTGTTCGTTGTGGTTCTTTCGAGTGGAAGTCGTGTGCGGGTTGGTTGAGCAATGCTCCCGCCCGTAGGCGCAACTAGCACCAGGAACCACAATTCATACCATCTAAAGGGCTAAGGCAAACATTTTCCTACAAGAAGATTGGAGTGAAAGTGAAATAACTAATGCGACCTATTTGAACTACAACTACTAGAGAGAACACAAATGAATCTGAAATTTAGAATCCTTCCGGTACTGGCAATCATTGCGATGCTGGCAACCGTCACTGTGGCGACAGTATCCGCCGACAACTGGGGCGAAGGTAATGGCGAGTGGGACATTTCACAAGTCCAGCCAGCTTACGAACATCTCGACCCGAACACTCCGGTACGCCGAGCAGACACCGGTGAGATCGTTCCGTACTTTGTCTTCGAGGCTGAGTTTGCCCCACAGGGCAGGTTCACCGACATGCGGGTACAGGGAACCTCGATGGCTCCGTTCATCAACGACACCGACCTACTACTCGTGATCTGGCATCCGCTGGAACTCGGCATCGAAGTCGGAGTTGGTGACGTTATTGGGTTTGCACAGAACGACAGCCCTTACGGAGACTGCCGGGCAACTCACCGAGTTACGAGCGTTGCTGGTGACATCGGCTTCCGAACTCGTGGCGACAACACGTACATCAGTGACCGCTGCATCGTAGAAAACCGAAACGTTATCTACAAAGTAGTCGGCATTGCTGACGGGTACTTCGTTGAGTAACGAACGCCTGCATGGGTGGGCATTAGTACGCCATGTGTCCATGATGGTAAGCGTCTACGGTGGCTCTGCCGTGTTCTTTGGGCTAGCAATCCTTGGACTCGGCAGGGCTACTGGGTGGTACTAGATGAAACTGGAGTTCACCATAGAGGGCAAGGCAGCAGCCGGTAGACCACGCATCAACAAGGGCGGACGGGGAATGCACAATACTCCGAACGTCGCTCGCTGGAAGGCAGTCGTAAAAGAACAAGCCTTCTTAGCGATGCGTGAACACCAAGTAGAGACTGCCCCAGAGGACGTGCCAGTAGGACTCATGGTTGACGTGTATCTGCCGTGGGCGAAAGGCAAGCCAAAGAAGGTAGCCAACAGCACCACAGCGCACGTCAGCAAACCGGACAGTGACAATCTACTAAAGCCAATTATGGACGGTCTCTCTGAGGCTTCTGTGTGGCAAGACGATAATCAAGTAGACCGGATATTCCTACAGAAGTGGCGGTGTCCAATTGGAGAAGAGCGCACCGCCATCACAGTTACGTGGGGAACGTAAGCCGTGGTACTCTGTTGGTGTGCGCCTTTGTAGGCTGGGCGTACATATTTGGAAGCCCCTCGTTGAGCAGCGTTGTCTCCAATCCGCGCTCCGAGGGGTTTTCTGTAACACGATTGGTGTTCGGATAGAGGGGCGTTCATAATTCTTCGTACTGATCAAATCAGGTAACGGAGTCTCTAAGAGCGACTCTCCCGAAACGGCTACTTTTGTATGCAGGGAGAAAAATATGGAGATCACCGCGTGGCCGGGAGTGCTACCCGATCAAAAGCCGCCTGTACTTCATTTCTGGTTCCGTGACCAGCTGACAGGGGTCGCTTTACGCATCTGCGATAGCGACACCGCGCCAGAAGCTCCTGAACCACTAGACCATCCGCAGTGCCCGGACGTTTGCCCTATTTGCGTTAACTTGGTGGAGATTGATTCAGCCAGTCGGACACGTCGGCTTCGAGTTCCATTCGACTTCCAGTACTCTGTGACGGAATACGAGTTACAGGATCTGTCAAGGGGCTTGCCTCCACCCGTCTGATGCGGTCTTCTTGGTTAGTCATTAGAACACCATTCTGGGGCTTCTGAGAAGCCTTCCCACCAAAGCATCTTGTCAGTGGAGTCTTCGCATGTATAAGTGGACTTGAGCATTGCCTCGCTGTTCACGACCCCTTGGAACGCCCAAGATATGGCCACGATCATTGCGACGGCAGCCCAGAAGTTATACGAGCGCAGTGCCGATAAAGCCTCACCGCCCAGTATGAACGGAAGTCCCGCCCAGTTAATCATTCCCATATAATCCCTCTTTCTTGCGAACATTCTGCCACATGGCTTCAGCACCACCCGCAGACGTAGACTCCCCAGTACGCAGTAATGCCGTACACTGCCGCCAGCAGCAACAGGTCTAGCAGCCAGCGTGGGAATCTCATCGTGAGAATACATTAGCAATCTTGTCTGCCAGCCAGTAGCCAATGCGTTCAGGTAGTCTCCAGAAACGCAGCCAGAGTCGCCAGAGACGCTGTTCCAGCCTGATTGACGCATACAGTGCGTGGCGAGACCGAATAAGCGCCGCTACGAGCGACCGAAGCGCTCGCATTAGACCGATAACAGTTCTCAGTGCAGCGTCTACTAGCCACACAACAGCTTCGATCAGCAAGACCGCCAAAGCCGCAACCCTCAACGACAGCCATGTTATTCCCAATCTGTCGTACCAAGGCTTCATCGTCCAGAACCACAAGAAGTTCCCTGTCTCTGGCCTAACGACCCACACGCCACCGAGTCCGACCAAGTACAGCGAATACATCGGCACAGCAACCATTACGGTAAGCACAGGGTCAAGCCCTGGGGAGATAAGTGCTGAAAAGAACAACGTCAGAAAAAAGATCAGTCTGTAGAGCGCTTTGACTCTTGGATACGAAAACTGACCTGTTCGAGCCAGCATGTTCATTCCCAACGGAATCAAGAAGATCAGCCCTATCCACCGGAACAGGGCGAACACCATCTCTAAGTACGCTTCAAGGGTTATTACATATACAACGGTGTCGTCTGCATACGAGAGAAGAAACCTCATACTCACCGGAAGCATGACGTAGTAAACGAACACGCAACCAAGAGTAAACAGGGTAAAGCCAGCAGTCACATTGATGGCTAAGAAGCGCTGCCACCAACTGTGGGGCATCAGGGGTTTTGCAAGGGCAACAATGCCAACCGCAAAAACAGGTATAGCAGCTATCTTGCCTGCTGATAGTGATATTCCCAGGGTGGCTCCGAAGCCTCCTGTGGGAACAGTGACGATAGGCTTACCGTCGAAGGGAGATAGTTTGCCGTCTGCTGGGGCAAGAAGAAAAGCAAACACTTCTTCGTGCCAATAAAACGTCGAGAGAGCAGCGGCGAAAAAGGCGGCAATAGAGAGCATTACCGTCCATCGCCACCGTTCCCCGACTGTGTACCACCGTTCGTAAGATGAACGAGGGTGCAAGGGCTATGCCTTTTTCTGTGCGTCCGCTACGGCTTTGCTCTTGATCTTGTTGTACGTCCGAACAGCGAACCCAACAACAATGATCGTGGCACAAACTGCCGCAATGACCATAATTGGAATATCCATTTTTACAGTTCCTTTCGGCGGCTGAATTTACCCAGAACGCCAAACTTGTTTACCCCGCCAAAAACCTTTTGACGGTATCCACGAACAGATGATGTAAAGTTACGCATCGTCCCGACAGTTCCGATCAGTGTTCCCACTGCCACGAAACGTAACCCCCTTTTCGGGATCACCTACATTCGGTAGCAGCCAGGACATAACCTGTTCCGCAGTTGCTGCACCAAGCAGCGCTATTAGAAAGAAGCGAAGCATCCAGCCTAAAGGGTGCATTACTCGTCTTCTTCTTTCTTCTTCTCATTGCCTACGAAACCATCCCACCAAGCAAGAGCATTATCTTTAGCGTTTAGCACAGCATCCACAGCGTAGTCCGCCATACCGCCCCACTTATCTATAAGTTCTTTTGCTGGCTGAACGGCTTCTTCAACAACACGATCTTTAGTCTCGGTAAGGTTCTCTTTGATTTCCTCAGTAAATTCCTTTGGTGTAGTCGGAACCTTCTTGGGAGATGCTTTACGAGTAGTCGGCTTCTTTGCTGCTGGCTTACGCTTACGCACAGGCTTCTTCTTAGGAGCAGGCTCGACAACCTCTTCTTCAGTGTTGTCGGTCTCCGGTGTTTCTGGATTAGTTGTCATTTAGATTTCCTCTGTCGTGACTTGTTCCAGTAAGGGGATTTGCAAGCAGGGCATCTCACTGGCTCTCTAGTTGTTCGAGGCCACCACTCGTGCTTGCATCTGATACACGCTTTCCGTTCTAGTGCTTTCATAGTATGCCCCTATAGTAGCAGCGCCGTTAGTTCCCTTCAATGGTGATGTCTAAATACCCCAAGATGGAGTTCACTGACTGGCGAATACTGTTTACAGATTCTTCTACAGCTTCCAAGCGCTCGTTCACGTTATCTTGGCGCAGTTGTAGAGTCTCGATCATCTTGGCGTGGTTGTTGTGGGCTTCTGAGATGTCCGCTACCCACTGTTCCAGCGTGAATTCTTGTTCACTTCCCATAGTTCTCCTTCTAAGAATCTACCAGCTCAATTGTAAACTCTACCGTTGCGTCGGGAGAGCTTGCTCCTTTAGCCATAAACCCGAAGTCCGTCAGTGCTGGTAACACCGTTGGAATTTTGTACTCGAAATCTACCGTGTCCCCGATACCAATTAGTTCGTGAAGTAGTGTCATGCCTGTGTAGGGAGCACTGGTCTCTAATATGTTCTCACGCTTGAACATAGCAAAGTCCACGGTTTTTGCCCCAGACGTATTTACAGTCAAGTGGTATTCGCGTAGGAACCCTGTTTTACCAAGAGGAATTGTATAAACCCCTATTTGAGTTTGAGCCTTAGGGAACCCTGTTGAAGAAATCGTTGCCCATAACGTGCCACCTGTAGTTTCTATGTCGATGTCAGCCGAGTGTGAACCAGCAGCAGCGGTAGCGTATGTACCAGACTTGGACACATAAGCCCTGAATAACCTCAACCATGTGGTAGTAGTTGCGGATGACGCAGACGTGCCAGCCGTAGCAAGTGTCTCCGTTGCAAACGCACCTGTTTCATCTAGCCCTTCAAGCGTGATCTCTCTCGCACCGCTACCAGCAGCAGTATCGTTGGTATTACCTGCACGTATACGGAGTGTCGTAGCACCAGCAACCTGTGGCGTTTGGTAAACCTGTCCTATTGAGACAGGGGTGTAACTGGTGGTAAGGCTTACTGCCTCGCCAAACTTGGAGACTACTGATCGTTCAGGGTTTAGCCCGTTGGCAACATCAGTGCCGTACTCGCTGACAACACGAGTAAGCTGCACGTCATAGTCTTCAGAAATAACAGAAGAGGCACGACTGGTCAGTTTCCCGTCATTGGTTGTAAATATGGTCTGAAGCCTGAACTCAGACTGTGCAGAACTACCGTTGGTATAAACAACACGGAAATACTTTGAAATAACCGCAAGCGTGTGTATCTCACGAGTGCCACCAGTAAGAGTTACTGGAAGCGACGAGTCCCAGTTCGTTCCGTCACTACTGGACTGGAACAGTAACCCGCCACTCGCACTGTCCACATCGGAGTAAGCAAAGACCGAAATTCCACCATAAGACGAAACATCTTCCGCTGTGCCGGTAAACACAGCATCCCCAGCAAGCGTGGCTGTGCTGGAGTTCACAACTGATACACGACCAGGCTTTGAAGACGGGCGACCTATAGATACCGACATTACAAGATCACCGCAAAGTACGTTACTGTATCGCCGTTGTTTGCAGCGTCAACATAGAAGTCGCCTAAGTCTCCCGCAGTTTCACCGTCTACATTCTTGAACAGAATTTCCAAGGTCTCGTCTGGAGCAAGAGGTGGAGTGTTTGTGGAGTCCACACTAGAATCTCCAACAAACACGTTCCCTGCATTGCCAGTAGTAGCGTGTACCAGTATTGACTTCAACGGAGTAGTAGCAGACGTAAACCGTACCGCCGTCCCCGCGCTGCTTACCGTTACCAACCCGTTAGCAATACCTGACATTTACTTTGCTTTCTTAACAGGCTTCTCTTCTGCTTCAGCAGCCTGCGCCATTTCCATCTCAGTAATCGTGCGAAGATACTTAGCGTTATCTAGTCGCAACTGTGCATTTTCTATTGCGTAATCCCTGATAACACCAGCAAGGTCTTCATGCGACGTTTTGATGCCCATTATCGCTTTCCCTTCTTGCCTTTTCCGTAACCTTTACCTTTAGGCATCGTGTCCTCCTATGCGTTTGCTAATGCAGCCCATTGTGCCTTAGTTATACGTTTCCCGTTGAACTCGATGAAATCTTCAGTGACAGCAAACATCGGCTTGCCGTTGCCAATCATGTCACGGTTCTTCCAGATAGCCTTGCCGTCTTCCCAGTCAGCATCGTAGCCGACCGCCCAGCCACGACCGTAGCCTTCATACAACTCTGACTCCAGCATTCGTACACCGTTCGCCATAGCGATGTCAGAACCGTTTACAAGGTCTGCCCACACGTTTGCCCACTGAGCAGTTGTCTGCGTACCTAGGTCAAGAGTCCCGTCTGCATTTGGGTTGATGTCACCCTTGATTGTCATATTCCCTGAGTTGTCGATCACTACCTGATCTGATGCTGCCGGTGTCCCTAAGTGGAGTACACCGCCAGTTCCAAGCGCACGAATCTTTGACTCACCAGCGTTGGTTACATAGAGGGCAAGTCCCTCAACGTCTGATGTGCTAAACGTGTCGTTACCAACGATTATTCCGTATGGGTTTCCATCGTCGGCTGTGACTTTGAAAACGGTCGATGAAGCCAGCCCAGAGTCTACGACTTCCAGCCTTGCGCCACCAGACGCAGCACCGATGCCGACTAGTTGCGACGAGTCGATACGGAGGGCTTCTGTTGCTGCTTGAGCGCCGTCTGCTGTCGTTTTGAACACCAGCCTGCCCGGCATATCGTTTGTGCCAGGGGTTCCGTCTACCTCTGCGTGAATGGCTGCTCCGACAGCGTTGTAGTCAGCACCATCATCACCAGCAAAGTCGATACGCCCAAGCGGGTCGTTATCTTGGACAACAGTATGCGCTCCAATAGAAGCACCACGAGACTTTGCGAGGGTTATCGAGGCTCCGCCAGTATCGTTTGATACCCGAATAACACCAATGGCAGCATCCCCGCCAGCAGTACCCAATACTTGCAACTCGGAAACACCCGCACCACCGATTGACTCCTGCGCCGTGTGCCCTACAACGAGTCCGTTGCCGTTACCAATAAAGGAATCACCAGCGGTAGTAAAGCCACCATCTTTGAGTACCACCGAGTCAATCGTGACACCAGATGCAGCAGTAGTCTCGCTGATGGTGTTCGTGGTGATCGCTTGCCCTGATGAAACGATGATGTCGTTAGCACCAGTGGAGTTCCCGTTACCGAGAACCTCAGATAACTCGTTGTTGGAGCCAATCTGGGAGTCCACGTATGCCTTGATGGATTGCTGGGACGCGACAGCGTTTGCGCTGTTAGATGTCATCCCATCTTCATCAAGGAAGTCTAAAAGGTCGGCTGTCCCTGATCCCGTGAACCGTGGAACCTTGTTGGCAGCAGAGGTCAGCCCCGCAACCGCAGCCAGTTCAATGTCATACGCCTGTACGTCAGAACCAATCGCAACGCCGAGATTAGATCGTGCTGCGCTTGCTGTACTTGCACCTGTGCCACCATGAGCAACACCAACGTCCGTCCCCTGCCATACACCAGCCGTAATAGTGCCTACTGTCGCCAGAGAAGCCGCAGAGGTCAAATTAGCGAGTGTGTCTATGGACGCTTCTATCGTCGCCTCTGTGGTGGCATCCAACGCATCAATGTTTGAGAGCGTCATCGTGCCCGCTGAGTCTGAGAGAATGGTTACAGCACCGGACAGCAAGTTGGTGCTAGTCGCCATCGTCACATTACCTGTAAATGATGGGGTAGCGATTGTTGGAGAGGTTCCGAAAACGAGTGCGCCCGAGCCTGTCTCGTCTGAGATTACTCCCGCAAGCTGCGCCGAGGTTGTCGCAGCGAATACCGAGAGGTTGTCAGCGACCATTGCAACCGTTATGCCGAGATCTGAGATATCAGCCTCGGTGACTGTTCCCGGCAAGAGGTAGCTTTGAAGATCCGAAATGCTTGATTCAGTGATCGTAATCGTGTTCGACGCTGAGTTGATCGTCTTGTTCGTCAACGTCTGAGCGCCAGTTAGCGTCGCCACCGTAGCGTCAATAGCGATCGTGACCGTCGTGAGCGAGGCAGATGTGTCGATCCCGGTTCCGCCAGCGATGGTCAAGATCTCGGAATCGTGATCTACGTCAATCGTTCCGGTGTCCGCAGCCAAGTCGAGATCTCCTGCCGTGATCGCAGCGTCGACGTATGCCTTGATTGATTCAGATGAGGCGAGCTTCGTCGCGCTTGGAGTCGTAAAGCTGTCGTCGTCTTGGACGGCAGATCCGGACACGCCTGTATTCAAGACAGGTGAGGAGAGTGTGGGAGCTGACCCAAACACAAGCGCACCGGATCCCGTCTCATCGGATATGACTGAGGCGAGTTGAGCAGAGGTTGTTGCTGCGAACACAGAGAGGTTATCGGCGACAAGAGCTACCGTCGTCCCTAAATCGCTTATTTGGCTCTCTGTGATCGACAGAGACGTAGCAGACGTAAGATTCGAGAGTGTATCTACCGCTGCCTCAATGGTCGCCTCTGTCGTAGCGTCCAGAGCGTCGATGTTTTGGAGCGTCGTTGTACCCGCAGCGTCGGCAATCACCTCGACTGCTCCAAAGAACAGCGATTCAGAAGCGTCGATAACCACACTGGCTCCGACTTTCACGTTCCCGATTCCAACCTCGTCAGGGTCTATATGGAGATCCGTACCGTCGTGATAGACGCTGCCCTTGTTCGTGGTTCCGAAAGTCGCTTTTTCGTTGTCGTCAAATAGCTGGTCGCCGATGAGGTTGAATCCGGTGGACGTCACTTGCAGACGCGTCACCCCGGAGACTTGGAGATTGATATCCCCGCCACCTTTTGCGTCGATGATCAAGTCGGTTCCGTCTGAGAGGATCCTTCCATCGGCTCCGTTGGTGCCAAACTGAGCTTCGTAGTTGTCATTCCACACGCGGTTATCGAGGAATGGGCCAATAGCGTCAAGGCGAAGGTCGTTGTATTGCGTGTGGGTCGCAGGATTCGTTGATGCGACGGTTCCAGATCGGTTCGCCATTAGGTTTCTATCCCCTCGATATCGGAGCTAATGAACAGTCCCCCGTCTCGGACTGTCAGGGTTTGAGTTTCTAGGAAGAAGTCCTTGCTAGTCAAACCGGCACCGCTGTAGAACAGGTCGATTCTGTCTCCAAGTTCTGCCCAAATGCAATGCCAGAGATCAGCGTAGGAGTAATTCCCATGAATGTTGTACTTGATGCGCCATTTCTCGTCCTTGCGGTCGGCTAGGCGAGCGTCAGAGACGATCTTGGCGTAGAAAAGGTTGTCTATATGCCGGGCGGGATGCGTGACGGGTCTGCGTCCATACTTTGTCGCCGAGGTAGCGTCGATAGATCTCGAAGCTGTTTGGCTGGACGACGTATGTTCCTCCGCCCTCGCCTGTGCAGAAGTGATGTAGGCAGTCTCGGGAATGTTGATGATCCCGTCGTTGAGCATCACCCGGTAAACAACGAAGTTGCCCTCATATCCGGGTATGACGTAAGCAGCTCCTATGAACACGTCGTAGGTCAGAGGCGTATTCGCCAGCGAGAACCCTGATTCTTTGTAGATGTAGTAGTCGCTGCCCGAGCCTGTTTCGTCACCGTTGCTGAGATACACCCGAGTCCCGTCACCGTCAACGTCTCCGGGAACGATCTTGGATAGCAAGCGGTTGTTCGACGAATCGACGACGATTATGTAGCCCTCATCGCGTGGCCACAACCCTCCGCCGAGCGACGTACTTTGGTCAAACCGTTGCGTCGTGTCGTCAATGCTGGAATAGTCGCCAGCCATTGTGACAGTCCCGCTCTCTGAAATCAGAGGTGTGAGCCAGTCGATCCCTGTGCCGTCTGAGTTTTCGTCAATCGTGAAATCGGTTCCCGGTACAGGGACAAGGAATCCGACAGCGTTCGATTCCTGACCGATGATCCCGATATCAGTCAGTTGAAAATCTGTGGTTTCGACCGTCACTGGGGCGTTTCCGAATGACACTATCGGGTTGTCGTCAACCTCTAGTTGCCACACGGTTGCTGCAGTCGCAGCCGTCACCCGAAAATACTGATAGAAGATCTCGTTCTCAACTCTGTCCAAGCCAAGATCTATTTCAATCGGCTCCCGCATACCGATGATGCTCCCTGAGGATCGGGTGTCCCGGACTTGCCACGCAGGGTTCGTATGTGGTGTGGAACTCCTGTGATCGTTCTGTTCGATCCGGTAAACGCCGTGACCGTCCACCCAAAACCTGCCCCACCAATCGGTAGCCATTTGGACTAGCTCGGTGTAGCCGTCGCGTGATATAGGCATCCTGTACGTGTCGTTTAGTGGCCAGCTCGTATCGGTCATAAGACGCTTCGTGGTCGCCACACCGATTCCGTCGAGGATCTTCGTGGCGATATCGTCCATCTGTGAGTCTGTATCGCTCGACGCTTGGACGAGATCCAGCCTTGCTCGCTCTAGGTCGTCATAGGCTTGGATTATGGCGTTCGATTCCTGCGTGTCAGGCTGCGGTCGAATCAGGTCAGCCCGTCCATAGAACTTCGTTGACCACCCGCCGAAATCCTCCCACTGAACCAGCCGGGATCCCGCTGCCCCGGAAGCTCCGTTGGTCGAGATCTCCTCACCGCCGATCCCGTACTCAGTGTTGAGCATCCCCGTCGTCTGTTGGTCGTTGACAGACGCTACGTGATCGTCAACCCAAACGATGATCTCTTGGTGATATAACTGAACCTCAACCCGAGCTTTCGCGCCTTCTGCCCATATCGTCTTTATGTCGTTCTCGATATCGCTCGCAGCGTAAGCCGACAGGGATCCGGCAACCATTTTGTTGAACTTGATTTCAAGTGCTGCGCCGGAGCTTGCCTGTTCCAGAGCGACCTCTGAATAGTTGTTGTCGTCAGCGTAGCGATAGACGAACAGGGATTGCTTGTACGGGTAGGCGATAGTTCCAGACTCGCGCTGGATCCTCGCTCCGAATTTCAGTTTGTTTCCAAGCCCCCACGTTCCGGGAGCGTCGATTGTTGCGATCCGCTCCCCGCCACCGCTCGTCACTTCCACATGGTTCGATCGGATCTCGAACTGAGTATCCGCTGTCCAAGTGTCAAAGTTTGGATCCGACTTTGACTGGTCATTCGCCATAGGGAAGTCGCGACCGTTGAGAGCTGTCCCGTCCGAAGCAGCAAACCCGTCGTATGGATACGCAAACCGGATCCGGCAGTCTGGCCCCGGAAGCTGAAATGGATACAGCGAGGACGAGGTATTTGTCGGTGTGTACTTGTGGTCTTTGTTCTTCACCGTCATGGTGACGAACCGCGCCCGAGGCTGCCGGGTAAACAGGTCGAACCCCTCGGTGATCTGGAACGATTTTACGTCTGACGAGATCTCCTCATCGTCGTCGAAAACACCGTCCTCGTCGAAGTCGATATGTATTTCAATCTTCGGAGCTACCATTACCTGCCCATAGATCCGTCTAGCCCACCGGCACGTCGCAGGGCTTCATCGAGAGCCTTGTTCACTTCGTCTAGGATCTGCTGTCGCCTCTCCTCACCAGTCGGCGTGTTGATGTTGATAACCACCCCTTGACTGCCGTTCACCGTAGATGAGCGCCCGAGGTCTGAGTCAACTATCGAAACGATCGTCTTGCCGATTTCATCGATGAGCTTCGGTGCTTTCCCGCCACTCCGGAGTAGCGTGTCGAAATCGTCGATCCCAAAAGCTCCGCCAGCGTTCAGCTCTTTCCAGAGATTTTCGATCCGGGACGCCTCTCCAAGCTCCTTGAACCGCTCTCGCCTCTTAGCTTCCTCAGAGTTTGGATCCAGCAAGAAATCAGGGACTTGGCTCATCGGGTCTGCGACAGCTAGGAGTACGTCCCCCGGAATGTCGCTCAACCCTCCGCCCGGTTTAGGAGTCGTGTTCTTGCCGAGAACAGCGTTCCACAGCTCATTCCAGACCTTAGTAATATCGTCGAGGCTTGTCCGGCTATCGAGGAACACTCCAACGAGATCGTCGTAAAGCTCTTCCAGACTGTCTACAGGATTCATGCCTGTCGGGTCTACGATCTGATTCACGCTGTCCATCACTCCACGGAGCGCAAGACCGACTGACTCAGACGCTTGCTCAATCGGGATCCCGAAACCTTCTGCGAGAGCGAACGCCGTGATAATGTCCTGCGCCGTTGGTTCGATACCGCCGGAGCCACGAAGCATATTTGTTAGCGCAGCACGAACGTCCTGATCAGCGACTTTCATTATGTCGCCGAGCGTTCCGATAGCTGGCTCGAACTTCGCCATAGTCTCCTCGGCGTTGGGACCAAGAACCGCTATAGCAGAGTCGATCTGTAACACCGAGTCCCGAGCTTCCATGACTGCATCGAAAGTTTTGGTCATACCGAACGACAAACCGAAGAACCCGAGGGTAGTCGCCACCATTGATTTCGACAGGAGGTTGAAGTCCTTGTCCATCCCCTTCGCTTGATCTCGGACAGCCTCCATTTCCTCGGATGCTTCATCCTTCGCTTTCATAGTGATAGCGACTTCGGCTTCGTTGTTATTGAGCGTCACGACCGCATATCCCTCATAGCTTGATCAGCTTCGTTTCTTACGTTGATGAACTCGACCAACTTGTTCACCCACCACGCTGGCTTCTCGTCTAGCTCTGGCTGTGATAACGGCGAGACAATTCCGGTTCGGATCTGCGCCGTGTAATCGTGAACGTCCAGCCAGAAAGTCGGGACAGGATCCCGCGCCACCAACGCCCACTGTAGGCTTTTTTTTGCTCTACTCCAACCTCGTTCAAATCGGACTTCAAATGAAGCTCGGACATTACCCGGCTCAGCTCCAAAACCTTTGTAGATTTCAGAGTGTCTAGCGACGATTCCACAACCGGGAGATCCCACGACCATGCCAGCGTCCCGTAGGTCAGTCTGACCGTCCGGGAGATCTCTGACATTTGCTGAGCATCCTCGTCCTTCTCTGGATCCAACGGGGCTAGACGTTGCCGGAGTAGTCGGGTGACTACCCACGGTTGCTCGCCGTAAAACTCCCACCATGACCCATCACTCCACGTATACCGATAAACCGGGATCCCTCCACTGGAAGTCCCGACAATCTTTAGATCCATGTTCCCGCCTTAGACCTATTTAGGCAAACGTGCCAGCCGTGACCACGCCCTGCACCAGCAGAGTCGCCCGGAATCCAATCAGATCCCCGAGCCTACCGGGATATTCAAGCTCGTCTAGCTTGACTTCCGCAGAGAACTTTTCAGCTCCTGATCCGTTTCCCGCTGGACCATACTCAATCGACGATTCCTGATCAGAAGATCGAACCGCTGCCAGTCCTGATAGGACTACCTGTGTACCAGTGGTCGCTGTGTCGTCATACCAGCCCTCAATCGTGACCACGACGTTTTCAAGGGCTGCTGCGTGTTTGCGCCCGGAATCGCCAATCGCCGTAGCGTCGTGGTGCTCCACCCGTCCGGGCAGTCCAGAGACGGAAGTAATACCCGTCAACTGTTGGAGCGAGCCAGCAGCATTGTCGATTGCGAAATATAGATCCTTGCCGGGGTATCTGTTTACTGCCATTTTTTACCTCGTCAGCCTTGCTGCCACATCTACACCCGCCTCTGTGACTATCCGCTGAATCTCACCGTGTTCTTCGTTCATCGTGTCAATATGGTACGGGTTCGGCTTAGTCCCCGGATGATTGACACGCTTAGCGAACACAGTTCTATTGCCGATTTGAAACGCCAGAGCCTTCGCCTTCACCGGACGTATTTCGTGAGGTCGCGTTCCCTGCCTCACAAATGCGCCATAGAAGTCTCCGCCCGGAGTCCTTGCACTCTGGCGGATCTCTAACTTCTGATCCGCCGGACTACCAATTATTTGAAACCTCGTTGAGTTAGCCAGTGTGCCAACACGTCGAGGTGTGTTGTTTTTGAGCGCAGGTACGAGGTGCTTCCCGATCTGCCTGAGAGCTTTGTTCAAAGCTCCCTTGATGATCGTCTCGGCTCCGTCAAGATTCCGAGCCAGCTCCCTCGCGCCCTCGAATTCAAATTTCTGCTGAGTCATTTAGCCCCACTCCCCGGATCCGTCCCAAAGAGTTTCACCGTCCCATCGCATTATTACACCCGCCTGAGTTTCGGCAAGAAAGACAGTGGATAGCTCCGCTACCTGAACCACTATGACCTGTCTCCAGTAGTTCCCCGATCCAAGCGTCCATTCCGTAGATTCTGGAACAACGTCGATCCGGCAGTCAATGACCCCTGTGAAGCTGTCGAGATCCGGGTACTTATCAAAGTGAGATTCCACAGCGTCGACGAGTGTCGTAAGATCACCGCGAGTCTGCAAAGGATCCGTGACGTACCGGGTGAATAGGTGGATCTCCACGGAATAGTCGTCACGCCTGACGTATGACTTATTCCCGTCGGCGATATCAACCTGCCCGGAATTGGGACCACCCGTCGCCCCCTTGATTACAATTCCGTAGCTTGATTTCCCCGGAGCGAGCAGCCGGAAGTCGTCAGCTCCCGAGTTAGTTGTATCGAAGTCTGTCATTCCCTGTAGGAGCGTCACGACCTGATCTTGAACAGTCTGGAAGCTCATGCGATGGTGCGCTCCTCTAACTCAATGACGTTGAAAGGGATCTTCTGAACCATGTAGGTTGACCGACCCGCCTCGAACGTCTCAGGCTTCGGAGTGTTGTCAGCGTCCGTCTCGATTACACCTGCGGCTTGGTCGAGGTTTGGCCACTTATCGAGGTGGTCGAGGATCGTCTGAGTCAAGGCGTTGAGTCCAGATCTCGTGGCGTAGAGATCCGTCACGTACCTGTAGTAAATCTCGATCATCACAAGACGGTCAGACCGCCTCTGATAAACACCGCCGTTCGCCGGGATATCTTGCATGGAACGGTTCCCGGTATCGCCTCGGGTGAGTACAACGTGGTACGCCTTGCCCACGGCGAGCTGACGCCAGTCGTTCTCTGTGCAGTTGGTTGAATCCAGCTCTGTAAGTTTGTGCAGCACCGCCAGAGTCGCAGCCTGTACGGTGGCGTAACTCATTGGGTTTCGTCCAGCCTGTCGGTTCGACCGGGGAAGTCCCCTATGTCTCGGGTGAACACCGGGTTCTTCAAATCGCCCGAGGCTCGGTCGCGAGCGGATCCCACAGTGAAGCGTCCTGTCCGGGAGACAGAGCGAGTCGCTTTCAGCTTTCCGGATTCCACCATATCTACCCACGCTTGAAACTCCGCTGCTAGACCGGAAATTCGGTTTCGTTGCGGATCCGGAGCCTGTGGATCCCAAGCCTCCGTGGGGAAGCTCTGGAAGATCTGTACGCAAGCCCCGGCTGCGTTGGCAGCGACGGTGAACTCATGGGCGATTGCATCATCGCCGGAATCAATCGGAGCTGTATATCCGTTCGATTCAAGAATGGCGTTCATTCGCGCTGCTACATCGTCGAGGATCTGTTCAGCCTCGGCGAGCGTCGGGCGGGTGTCAGTGGTGAACAGACCTCCCACAAGTACGTCGGAGATCCGAGCTTCAACCCGTTCGTGTTCAGCGTAAGTGTTTGCGCCAATCGCCATGATTACCTGCTGTAGTAAATCTGGATAACGCCAGTCTTGGAAACTCCAGCATTGGTAACAACGGGAGTAAGCACCCCGACAACCGCTGGTTTCGACGTCGGGATTACCTGTTCAGATGTGGTCGTGTGTCGGTCGGCTAGACCTCCGCCCATAACGTCGATTCCGTCCTCGTCGTTGAGAACTATGTCGTAGTTAGCGGTTGGCCCATCCGTGGGGTTCGTTGCCACACGCTCGATCAGACCGTTGATCGGCGGTAGGTCGATCCCGTTCACGTTACCGGAAGCGTCACAAGTCCATGTGAATTTCAGCTTCCCGAGGATCCCGTTCCGCTTGGGAGCGATATGTTCGTTGACCGTAAGTGATCCAGCCATTTCAGTCTCCTACACGCATGGCGTGTGCTGCCCGTCTTTGATTCAAAATCATACCTGCGATTCGATACCCGAACTCGGTTCCGATATTCACCGCTGATTCCTCGGGTATGACGTAGCCGTAAGTCTCGGCGTCGAGGTTTGATATATCAACCTCCGGATCTCCCCAAGTCCAGACGATGTTTGCTGTCGGCTTGAACAAGGGAGATTCCGTCTGGCGTGGAAGTATCTTGACCACACCGTTTGCGGGATTCGACGCTCCACCGCTGCCCCATAGTGCTTCACATATACTCCACCCAAACGGGTCGTGAACGATTGTCGCCAGCCGAGCCTTCCCGGATCTCTCAAACGCTACACCCGTCTCACGGATCTGCTCCGAGGTGGTCAAGGGAGTGGAGGGTGAAAGCGTACACACCTGCAACGAAGGGAGTTGAAGGTGAGGAACAGTCTGGCTCCGGACTGCGTTCAGATATGCCATTTTTAGCCCGTCAGCTCCGCCAGAGACGTTCTCGGGAAGTTCGACAGGGGTAATACCCGAAAACGCCAGCCCTAGAAGCTCTGCGCTATCCGTCACTAACAGAACGTCGTCGAAGATCTCCGCCTCTACCGCTGCGATCATCGTCCAGAGCGCAGCAGGTTTGCCAGCGATAACACGGCTTGCGATACCGCTGGCAGGGATTACTGCTAAAGCCCCCATTACGCTTCGACTGGTTCAGTCGTCAGGAGCTGTTCGATGATGTTGCCGTGGGACGACTTGATGTGCTTATCAAGGTTCGCCTGAGTGGCGTAGTCCTTGTCGCAGACCTCCGCCGGGCAAGCTACTCGATCACGGTCGTCCGGGTGGCGGAGATCGTTTGAAACGTCCTCCACCGCTACCTCGACAACCTTCTTGGAATGTCCGGCAAGAATCGCCTCACCGATCTGCTGCTCAAACGGCTGCGGATTTTCCGTAATATCCACACGGTATTCCTCGCCGTCTGCCGGGACAACGAGGACTTGGTATGGCCCTACGTTGGTTGGATCTTTTTTGATGTAGATCATGCTGGTGTGTACTCCCGGATTATGCTGCGTGTGTTACTGCGCCGGAAATTGACAGCGTTCCGTCTGGCATCACACCGACTAGGTACGTCGTAAACGCCCCTGCGTCAGTCGCCACGATATCAATATCGCCGTCAGCTTCGGTGATAGCGATTCCAGAGAGGTTAGCAACCTGCTCGATAATCGCCCCGTCTGTCCCGGCAGCAGTCCCGCCGTCATGGGCAACCGTTGTCGGGGTAAGCCCGTCAGCGTCGTTAGCCCAGTACCACGAAAAAGCAACCGCCTCAGTCATTTCGTTCCCAGCCTCGTCAAGAGCCTGTCCCGACACCGTAATGGCGTTTGCTGCTTCGGTTCCGACTGTCCAAGTAATCGAACCGAGGACACCCTTGCGCTCGGATTTCTCTTGAACAACCTTGCCTCGGATTCGTTCTTGAACCATTGGTTAGATCTCCCCGCTATCGAGCGCCAACTGCGGACGGTGGCGATAGCAGCTTTTTGATTTCTTCATCTTCGAGAAGATCGTCCACCCTCGGCAAGCCTGAGTCATAGACTGCCTTGTTCCTCGAAAGGATCGCTGCCTTCCGTGGGTGGTTCTCCTCGACGAGCCAAATGTCTCCGGCATAGAGGCTCGGGTCGCAGGATCGTTCATCCCAACATCCCTGCTGCTTCAAGTTGTGAGCTTGCTCCTCGCGGGAGACACCTTCCAGAAGTTGAAAGTTCTGTCGGTGCGCCCCCGCTTTTGGGGCAAACTGCCAACCGTCCCAAACGAACCTGCGATTTACCCGATATGCCTCGTATGCCATTTGTCGTGTTCCCTTCGACTTTTAGTTCTAAGCAGACGTGTCGATGAACATGTAGCCCGAAACAGAACTCGTCACCTTGTGCGTTTTGTGCGTCAGGATTCGAGTTACGTCCGAACGGATTTCTTCGTCACGGTAGTTCTGGATAGCCCACGGCACATTACCTACCTCGTCCCACATGAAGGTGTAACCAGCAGCGGGAGTTTCGAGAGCAGGAGCGTTGACAGCAGGGATGAGGAGACAGTTATCGCCCCACACGTCTGCGCCAACGTAGGACAGCCCTTCTTTAGCCGTGTTCTTCACAGTCTCACCAACAACGATTTCATCAACTTCGAGTGCTGCAGCTACGAGAGCTGTGGTCATGATCCCGGACTGAGTGTGCTTGTACTTGTCAAGAATCAGCGGGTGTTCCGCCAAGTCGTTCCAAGTCTCCACACCCATGATCGCACGACCGGGCTTTTGACCAGTAGCCTTGCGAACTGTGGATCGCGCCGTTTTGAAGTCTCCGATTGGATCAGAGTTGGCGTAGTCACTCCACTGGCTAGTGCCAGAGAGAGTGTTGTCAGTACCCCAAACACCCGAGGTAAAGAACGCTGCTGCGACGTCAACTTCCAGATCCATTTCCAGAAGGTTCGTCAGGAAAGCAACGTCCTGATTGTCGAGGTTTTCGGGAGCCTGTGACGATGCCTTAGTTGGATCGTCGGTTGGCTTCTCGTAACCGTACTCATCTGTCTCGTAAGTATCGGTCGATACGCCATAGGCAACTCGCGTGTAGTTGCCACCGGGAGCACGCTTGCTCCCTTGTGCTTCACCCATAGACCGGAACCAATAGTCCCGAGTCCACTTGAAGAACGTACCCGACTTCTCATCGGTGGGGACCACCGGAGCTACGAGATCCCAAATGAACTCCGGGTTCTTGTAGCTGATTGAGAGATCGGTCAAGACCGGATCAACCGGACGCAAGTCGTTCTGAGTAGGCAAAGCGTACTTTCGTTTCAAGTCGCTCATCTTTACTTTCCGCCCACTACGGGCTTCACAGGGCGAAGCTGTTTCATAGTTGGCTTAGACATAGTTCGGTTATTCCGTGTCTACTGGAAGCGGAGTGATGCAGTTGATCAAAGCGTTGAAGATCTGACCGTCCACGGCATCTTCCAATGCCCGTCCGATGATCACTCGGTCTGCGGTTCCCGCAGCAGCTTCGATTGCACCTGCAATCAATTCGCCGTCGTCGTTGGTGGTGAGCCAATCCCCGGCAGAGATCGTACCTCCCGCTTCGCAGCGGGACACGCCGATGGAGATTATCTCAGCAGCTTTGCCGTCCGCGTCTGGATCGTCTTGCAGGATCCCAATAGGAGCCTGAGCGTAGCTCGCGGCGTTGGCGTTGGTGATTGCCGAAATCTCGTAGTTATCCGACAGGTAGACAGCGTGATACTGCTTTGCAGAAAGGTCTGCTCCAACGTGTCCACCGGGGAGTTTGAGTGCTTGGCTGCTCATTTACTCGCCTCCCTTTTCTGGACGCATAGCCCGGAGTCGAACGTGGCTCTTGACCTCACGATCAGAGAGTCCCGGATTCGCCTTCTTGTAGGCTGCTGCTTCCTCATCGAGCTTTGTAGGCTCGTGATCGTCGTCGTCGAGTCCGTTCTGACCGATGGATCGGGTCACGCCAGATTCGACGGCGTACTTTGAAACCTGCTGCCATGCGCTGAGCATAGCGGTTGCGGATTCCTTGCCTGCGGATTCTTCAAGGTTGGCTAGCTGTTCAGCTAGTTCCTGTGGAGTCCCCTCCATGCCGACGAGTTTTTCAGTCTCGACTCGGTAAGCAGCAACGGTCTTGTCGCCACGAAGTTCATCGAGCTGCGCCCGGAACTCTGCTGTGGCTGCATCAACCTGCTTCTTGACCTCGCTCTTGAAATCGGCTGACTGTTTGAAATTGGAATTCGTGGATCCCATACGCTCGATTCGACCAACGAGTGCTTTCGCTGCGACGGCTGGCTCTTTCGCCACGTCGTCCTCGATGATCTCCTCACCCTCCTCGGCTGCGCTAGACGTGATCTCGATTGCCTGTTGCAGCAGAGCCACAACGTCGTCGAGCATCTGAGAACGATCTTGCAGTTCTCGTACTGCGTCTTTCACCGCACCCTTGTCGGCTTCGTCTCCAAAAGTCAGACCGAGATCCGAAAGCTCCGAGAATGTAAGTGACTCGCCAAGCTCTGACTTGAACAAGGATTTGATGTTGTCCATCATCCCCTTGGGGTCTTGCTCGCTCATCTTCACCTTCTTAGGTATCGGTCGGCTAAACGTGCGCCCCGCAAACGCTGGACGCTTTTTGAGAATCGCAGCCTCGGCTATCCCTGCAAGGGAATCGACGGCTGGACGCTCAGCCCCAAGCATCGCCACACCGTCGAGTATCCATCTGCCCTCTTGGTCTGCCGAAAGCTCGCAGCTAACATCTCTGAAATATCCCGCCTCGAATAGCTCTGCCATTGCTTGCGGGACTTTCAGATCAGCTACTAATTTCTCGCCCACCCGTTCAAGTCCTACGACCTGTCCAAGTGCTGCGACCCCATCAAGACCCTCGTTCTCGCCGTTGAGTACGGCGGGAGGCAGTCCTAACTGCGAAGCAACCTTCGCATTGAACTCGTCGCTGGTGTGACCCAGCTTGATAGGTACGAACTCTGGCATCCCGCCACGGAACGTCTCGACCATGTAGTCAACGTCCGCATCGGAAAACGTATTTTCAAAGCCCTGAGAATCCACATGCGTACCGGATGCGAAGATCTCTAGCCCAATTACGTCTTTGTCAAACATGCTCAATATTCTTCACGAATCGCTTGACTAATGCAAGCTGGTGGAGGATCCGTGTACCCCAAGACGGGGTAGGGAACACCGGATCCCCCATGCTAGGTGATCCTTTTCCAGCCGTCCCCAAAATCCGCCTCAATAAAGCATCGGCAGTTGCCGAGACATGAGACGTTACCCGCCGGAACTGTTGGCATTGATTCCCACCCGTCGCTGTATTCCCGAGCCAAATCGGGACAGCCAAATGTTGCCCGAGAATTGTCAGATTCGCAATGGTGGGCGCGGTCGTCTAAGACCCATCGGACTTTGATCAGGGGCTGTCCGAGCCGTCGTCGCTCTTGGTTCTCAACCTTCCCTGCGACACGCTGAGTCTCGAAAATCGCTACCTGCGCCTGACCAGCGGATTGCGCTATCCGGGATCTCCGCCCGGCAAACAAATCGTCGATCATCGACTTACGTGCGTCAGGAGCCATGTCCCGCATAAGCGGAGACGTTTGACTGAATCGCTCCCTCACGCCCGGGATGATCTTCGTAGCTATGTCGTCGTCAGTCTCTTTGAGGATCCGGGAAACGGTCGTCTGTACCTCTGGATGCGCCACACGCTTTCCTAGAGCCTCCCCAAGCCCGAGGTTCGTTGCTTCCCCTACCCGCGTTCTTGCAAGGCTCTTTAGGTCAGCTTCCAGCACCGGGAGACGGCGATTCAGAGTCAGCTCTGCTTCACCTAGCGTCTTGCCGGGCAGGTTCATCAAGCGCGACGTTTCCGCTGCCCACTTGTCGTAGGCAGCGACGAGATCCCGCTGGTACTCGTTGGTAAAGCGCTCATAGATCCCGCCTGTAACACGAAGATCCTGACCCGCCGGGTGGTCGTAATGACGCACCTCCTCTGCCACCATGCCCCGCAGCGTCGAGCGCAAGCCCATGCCGTTGAGCCCCCCGAAGATATCGTTGACCTGCCCGGGAACGTCCCGAGGCTCCTCGCCTACTCCGTCCGGGAGCTGTTCAAGACCCATCTCGTCACGGAGCCGTTGTTCATCATCTCGGGTTGGCGTGAAGATCTTAGACCTCGCACCATTCTCGAACCACTTGACGACGTTCTCGATATCCATCTTGCCCGGCTTAGACCACACGACTTTAGGCAGCCCTGTGGTTCCGGGGAACGAGTTGAAACGGAACAGGTACGGAACGAGCTGGTCGTTTACCTGCTCCATGATTTCGTCTTGGATTGCTTCCAGCCCGAGAGCAAAGAAATCGTGGGATCCCTCGACCAACGCCTGAGTACCCACGTTGTCCATTCCGAGCTGTAAGAACTGAGCAAAGAGACGCATCAGGATTAGCTTCTCGTAGTCCTTGATCACGTCGCGAATGTTGAGCTGCTTCGACCCGCTGAACGAGTCAAGCTCAAACCCCTCCGGGAGCGTCACGTAGAGAGCTTGGTCATTACGCAAGCCCTCCATCTGTTTCTTCAACTCCGTGAACTCAGCCGAGTCAATCGTGCCGATGCCTTCCGGGAGTTTCAGAATCGGCGTTCCACCGATATCTCGCTCAATGCCGATGCCCTCGAAAGCCCGGTAATTCTTCAAATACTTGTAAGGGATATAGAGCGAGCGCAGGAAGCTCTTACCCTGCGGAGATCCCTTACGGGCTTGGAGCGTTATGTGGAGGCACTTGTCGAGCGGGATCGCTACTTCCTGACGAGGTGTACCGCCACGGAATCCTCGCTGAACAAAGTGGGTAACTATGTCCGGGTGCTGCTGATCTTCAAGACCCCATCGGCGCAACGTCTCCTGACCACGAGGCTCGATGTTCCGGAGCCACATTCGACCGTCGCTGCGTTTCTCCAAGACGATCTCGCCAATGCTGAACCCGAACTCTATCGATTCAAGCGTGTCGTTGATCCACTTCCGCTTTGACTGCCTGTGCATCTGGTCGAGGTTTGCTTCGAGCCAGTCGGCTGCGACGAGATCTGCGTAGTCGTCTGAGGCAGGCTCGACCGAGATCTCCGCCTTGACGATTGGGAGCTTCACCGCTGCGAGGAGCATCGAAATGATCGCATCGTCCCGAGCTTCGAGAACATACTTGGCTTCGTTTGTCCAAGGCTTTAGTTCTGAGTACCACTCCTCGTTGAGATACCCTGCCCACATCGACAGCCCTCGATCACCGAGGATCTTCTGGACACTCCCGGAATCAACCTCCGGAGCCTCTTGTGGATCTCGCCCCTCCGGGACAGCCTTCTCGACTCTCTGATCTACCATGCTGATTCCTTCACAGCTCCGCCGAGGTTAGGCATAGATGCCACCCGTCGAGCCATTAGTTCAAGTGCCATAGTCGTAGTGTCCACCATATCGTCATGCTTCCCGGCTGGGAACTTCCCATGCTCCTCCAAGAACTCTGCGAGGAGAGGGTGTCGCTCGGGTAAGAATACAGTCCCGTTCTCGATATATGGGGTAACAGCGTGGGCGCGGACTTCTTTCGATCCGTCAGGCTTGTACGCACGAATCGGCAACCCTGTATTACGAAGCTCTTGTATGAGCGATTGTCCACTACCCTTGTCCTCAATGTAGACGATATCAGGTCGCCACTTATCGTACTGTGCTATCACCGCTCGCTTCAACTCCGGGAACTGCAGACGCTTCTTGAACCAGTCCCGAGCCATAACATCGCCGTTCGGATTCTTGGTCCACGTCGCACCGACTGAATAATCGTTTGCTTCATCCTCTTTGAAAGCGGTGTCCCAAAACTGAACAGTCCGGAATCGAGTATTGAACACAAAGCGATCCGGGTCGTAATACTTCCACCATTTGAGAGGGAAGATCGCTCCCTCCTCGTCAGTCGGCTCCTGCTGGTAGAGTGACGTCCAATCCCTCGTCCCGACTTCCGCCTTGATTACCCGCAGCTCGTCCGCAGAGTAGCGTTCTGGCCATAGAGGGTCGCCTACCTGTCGCCCCAGCACATCGCCGTCTCCTATCGCTAGCGCAGGAAACTTCACCTCTGTCCAATCTTCTTTGTCCTCATCGTCCTTGCCTTCGAGGAGCCTCCCGGCAAGATCGTCGTAATGCCACCGGGTTTGACAGACGATGATTACACCTCCGGGGTGGAGACGGGTGCGAGCTGTCGAGGTATACCAATCCCACGTCGCCTCACGGATCGTCGTAGACTCCGCAGCCTGTCGATCCTTCACCGGGTCGTCGATGATCAGTACGTCAGCTCCGTGTCCGGTGATACCGGATCCCACACCAGCAGCGATCATGCCACCGTGACGTCCAGCGATATCCCATACTTGCGCTGAACGACTGTCGCGAGCCAGACGAGTCCCCGGAAACACCATCCCGTACCTTTCCGTCTCTATGGTGTTTCTGACTCGCCTAGAAAACGCCGCACTAAGACCTGACGAGTACGAGGCGAGGATGATTCTCAGGTCAGGATTGTGACCGAGGATCCATGCCGGCAGTAATTCAGATACATGGACAGACTTCGAGTGGCGTGGTGGGATCTCCACGATCAGTCGTTTGTAGTCACCCTTGACTGCGCCCTCCAACGTGGACGCTAGCATTTGGGTGTATTTCGTTGAGAGGTAGCCGGGATAAACGTGTTCACCGAAAGCAGCGAGCGATCCCTTAGCTGCCTCCCTCGATAGGTACAACTTTCCCCGCGCCGTTGACTCTGAACTCGCTAGGGTTTGCTCCTGCGCCAAGCTCGTCCCTGACGATAAGAGCGAGGAGTGATTCTTGGTCAAGAGCTTCGTCTCCTTTTGCTCCAAGATCTGCGTGGACGCTCAGCTCACGGTTCGTTGTCGGTCGGGCATCCACACCGAATTCTTCACGTAGCGATTCGGACGCCATCTCTATTGCACGCAGGGCGGTAGGCAGGAGCTTTCGAGCGTCATTCGGTGATAGGGAATTTATGTCCGCCTTCCCTAAAATTGCCATGCCGAGGTTCATCGTATTTGTCAGTTGCCGAACCCTGTGGATCTGATTCTCCTCGGCAGTTTTGAGCAAGCCCCGTCGTGCCTCGGCAGCAACGAATTCATCCCACGCAGCAGCCCGAGCGACCCAGCCATAAGTGTTCGCCCACTTCGTCCAGCGTCCCGATGCTCGCTTGCTGCTCCCGGCTGGCTCGTTCATTGCCAGTCGGTAGGCTGCGTCCACCGAACGGTCTGGACCAAGCTGCAAGTAGGTATTGAAAGCGAGGTACGCCTTGGTGCTCTCGTCAGTCATGCGCTCCCACTTGTCAGGGAGCCTCGCTAGCGTCATAGGAGCGTGACCTCCATAGCCTCGTAAACCTGCAAGAGCCATTTGATCAGGAGCAGTAGCAGAGATAGAAGTCTCTCAATGTCGTATTCCACCTCAACCTCCAAGATCGAATGTCACGGCGACGCTGAAAAAGATTGCCGTCACCGCTGCAGAGATCTTATCCCATCGGGTGAATGGCTCACCCTCGTCGTCGCGATCTAGCTTCTCTGTCGGCACGAACCATCGCACGAATCGAGGTAGGTGACTTCGCTTCCTGACCGACGACACTACGCCAGCGAAGTAGCCCATGAAGATGAGCGTCCACATCAGGAGGAGATCCAAGAATCGTTCTCGGAGTCCCCAATGACCGGTGCGCCACTCCTCGTACTCGTCCATCCAGACGTAGAGCTTGTACCAATTCCCGTCGGTGACGAGCAGGTAAACGGAAGCGAAGATCAAACCCCACGCCGTTGACCTGTAGATCCAGAAGCCTAGCTGCCTCACGGAAGGATCCCCCACCAGTCCGCGACTGGAGCGCCAACGAGTACAAGGATCACTGCTAGCACGGAGAACAGGATCGCTTTGAGCGCAAGCTCCTGCCACTCCCACATTAGGAACTGCAAAAAAACTTTCATCATCCCGCCTCTTTCTTGATAAGTTCCAGAATCTTCTCGGCTGGCTCTTTACCACATACCGACTCTATCAGAGCCTTGTCCTCCATCGGGAAGGACAGCATCAGGCGAAACACCTGTACGTCACGGAGAGCGGCTTGGCGTTCCTCCTCCGTCTTAGCAGCCGCGGCGTTCGCCTCGGCTCGTCTCTGAGCTTCTACGGCTCCGGCAGTACCGCTTACGACACGCTTCGACGCTGCGTTTGCACCCGTCTCGCCTGTATCCGATGTAACACCGGGATCCCACGAATCAGCGAAGTCCTCTCCGGCTAGTCCATCCGGTGCAGGGATATCTTCGACCAAACGCTGGATCTCGATATCGCTCATGCCGAGAGCTTCCTGCGCGAAGTCCAACGCCCCGAGCTTTTCGAGGTCACGAAGGATCTCTGCTTCAAGCTCAACGTCGTGGGATCCCCTCGCCGTGTTGTGACGGATGGTGGAGATCTTCATCTGTTCTTCGCTGAACTGAACGTAGACTACCGGGATCTGTGTCAGCCCGGCAGCGTTCGCAGCCCTCCACCGATGTTCACCGTCAACGATATGTCCGGGGAGAAATTCAGCGGAGGGATCCTGCACGATCACTGGCTGAGTGAACCCGTCCGTTTTGATCGAATCTTGGAGCATGTTGAATTCATAGTCGCTCTGTCGATTCGGGTTGTACGGGTTCGCCTTGATCTCCTCAACATCAACGTAGGTGACTTCGAGGCGTTCAAGAGCAATCGTCTCAACCTGCTTCTGTCCCTTTTGTCGTTTAGCCAATTCGCTCCGCCTTTCGACCTGTCAGGTCACTTAGTTTTCTTAGGGTGACGCTCGCCCTGTACGGGCTAAGCTCTGAGCCCACGAATCGTCGGCTCCTCTCTATCGCTGAAACCGCCGTGAGTCCTCGTCCAGTCATAGGATCGAGAACGAGATCCCCTCGCTTGGTATGGGTATCAATGGCGAGTCCCGGAGTGAAATCGTCGTCCATCCCGGTGTAGTCGGGAAGTTCGGTTGCCGGGTGGAAGTCAAACGCTGTCAGCGTTGCAGCGTGTTTCTTGTAGTAGGTAATGTCCCACGTCGTATGAGGGATCACGGATTGCTGCTGGGCGATATCTCTCATCAGTTCTGTCCACTTCACACCGTTCTCGAAGTAGGACGGGGCACCGAGTCTGCGGACAAGGATGAACACTCGAACCAGAAGTTCCGGGTAGTTAGCCTTTCCACCAACACCAGCCTTGGTACGGAACCCCGAAGCGAGCGCAGCCCCCCACGGTGGATCGCAGTAGATCAAATCTGGCTGTTCAGTTACGAGGCGACTGAGGATCCAGTCCTCCATGAGATCCCCGCAGATCAGCGTAGCCTCGCTGCCTACCGTCCACGTCTCACCGGGCTTGACCGGGTATTCGAGTCCGCCGTCTTTTTCATACTGTAGGGTCAAAGGTGTAGCTCCTGCGTTCATGCCCCCCGAAGGTTCGCTGATGCCCTTGTAGTGAGGGGACGCTTAGATCGTGATCCGCAAGGTTGGGGATCGCGACAGCGACGGTGATTTTCTGCTCAGCGTAGTACAGCTTTTGGATCGCATCGAAATAGTTTCCGTGATCGCCCCAAAGTGCCACAGCCTCGCGCATCAGCCTGTACGACTGACGCAAGAATCCCTGTAAGAAGTCGAGCCTCCACGCAAGGCAGACGGCTCCAAGATATTGATTGCCGGGGATCATTCGCCACCCCTCCGGGTGAACGGGATCCTTTTTCCAGCCCATCGAATAGAAGCTCACGACTGGCGATGGAGCATCCTGTAGTAAGGCGTTCGCCCTGTTCCAGAAGTCAGGGTGCAGGATCGCATCATCCTCGACAGCCAACGCCCAGCCCGGAGGATCCGCCCGGAGAGCTTCCCATGTTCGGAGCTGGTTTCGTGAGCCACCCTTCCACAGCCCGTCGGGATCCGAAATGATTGAGCAGTTGTCCAGAGATCTCGCCAACTCCACGGCACGATCGAATCGCTCCGGGACGGTCGTGACCGCACAGATCTTGATTTCATCCATACGTCGGAGATCCTCCCCACGTACCGGATCCGGGCTTGAAGAACTCAGGCTCGATGTACGGAACCAGCTTACCGACTTTGAGACAGAACGGATCTCCGCCGTACATGGCGTTGGCGAGCTGTCGCCAGCCTCCCATCGACCCGACACAGTTCATGCAATTCTTCGTGTCCGGGAACGGCTCGGTTGAGTGCCGTCGGTGCATCCGGAGCATGTCGTTCATAACCTTCGTTGCCCTATCAGAGATCCACGCAGGAGCCTCCTCAATGCACTCACGGAGGTAAGTATCCTGCCACGTCTCTCCGGCTCGTCTCGTCGGAGTAACAGCCCTCTTGCCGAACTTGGCTGCGACCCTCACACCGGGACAACGTTCGGCTACTCGGTCGAACCATTGTGGCCACGCTCGCATCGCCAGAGCTAACGAATCGACACCCGCTGCGCTCATGGTTGGTGGGGCGATCCGTAGTTTTGAAGCGGGAACACCCATCCGAAACAGGGTGTCGTAGGCGTGGTTGTAATCCCACTGTCCATCCTTCGCAGCCTTCCAGATATCACCATCTGTCCAGTCAAAGATCGGACGGGCTGCCCTAGTCCCGAGTCGGTTGGGTTTTGTTTTCCACCCTTTTGCGCTGAATACGGAGTAGCGACGGGCTGTTGATTCACCCGCCCGGATCCCCGTAACCTGCCACAAGTCGCCCTCTGTGGGGAACCGGGACTTCGTGATCATTTCGTTGATGTTCAGCTCCGGGATCTTGTACGCGATCTCGGGTGGTTTCCTGACCCAATTCTCCTCACCAACGTCGGGATCGAAAACCCAGAAATACGGTGACTCACGGTTGAACACATTTATGATCGGCTGACCAGCGTAGATCCAGTGAAACTCTACCTCCGGGCGAGCTGCCGTTCGCTCAGCGTACTCATACGTGCCGGGGTACATGATCTCCTCGTCACGCATCAAGACTTTGACCGGGAGCCTGTCCGTCATTTGAGCAGCCATGATTGCGATTTCCAGAACCGCCATACTGTCCTTGCCCGCGCTGAACGAGACAACGATTTCATCCTCCGGCTTGGAGTAAAGCTCAACCATCCTGTCGATAGCAGACGTGAACACGTCCTTGCCGTTGAGTCGTCGGTAGCCGGGCATCAAAATTCTCCTGTGATGATTAGGTACTGGCAGCGATCTGGCCAGCGTTTAGCCAGCGGAGCCTCGATCCCGAGGAGCCTCGCCCTACGAAGCAGGTTGAAGCCTCGCACCTCGACGTTCTGAGCCCCAGCGTCGACGAAGAATCTACGCCACTGATCGGCTGAATACATGAACCAAAGATTCGAGTGGGTATCGACGTGCTTGCTGTGCTTACAAGCGGTTTGATACCTGCCTCGGGCATACGGCATCAGGAAGAATCGACCGCCAGCCCGGAGGTGGTGTCTGGCGCCAGTGATCACGTCACCGATTGGTGTGTAACTTGGAGATCCGAACAGGCTGATAACGTCTTGCGCCGGGTGGTGGATCTTTGCCCATCCGTTGCCATGATGGATAGTCGTTCCGGGGTGCTTCTCTACAAGGCGGTTGAGCATCCCCTCGCTTGCGTCGATCCCAATGTAAGACTCAGGGTGGGGGATCAGATCCAAGTCCAGAGCTAGCCCGGTTCCACACCCCACGTCGTTCACGTACCGCCTCAGATTGAACGTAGAGAGGATCTTGGAGATCTCCCGGTTCTCGGCTAAGGATAGCGGTGTGAGGTAGTCGCTGTCGTAATCCGCAGCCACCTTGTCATATGCTGATTCGACCAGCCCGAAAGTCCCGTCAAGGTCTGTCATTCAAGGATCCTTTGAACGTCACCGACTGAGCGCACAACTTCGGCTACTCCGCCAGCTTCGTTTATCAAGAGGATGGTGCGATCCTGTAGCACCGTCGTCTTGCCCGTCCGTGTCTTTACCTCGAAAGCATAAAACCTGCCAGCCTTACATACAAGTATGTCCGGGACGCCAGCCTGTTGCATTGGTCCACCGTGGACTTTGAAGAACCACACATCATCGCGTGATTTCAGATACTTGCGGATCTCAGCCGTGATCGCTTTTTCAGACTTGTCTCTCATAGCAAAACTCCCCAACGCCAGATGCAACGCCGAGGAGTCCGCTAGTCAGTTGAGGTGACAACTGAAAGTCTCCATAGCGTACAACGTAACACCGCCCCGGTTCAAGTCCGGGGCGGTAGACAATAACCGATTTACTCCTCCTCGCCGTCACTATCCCTGTCGCTGATCCAAGCGAGAACCTTGTCCTCGGATCCCCACGCGTCCAGTGGAAATTCGTTGTATAACCACTGAGCGATATCCGGGATCAGGTTGCGGTTCGTCCCGTCGGCGTGGGCGACGGCTTTGGAAATGCTGTTGCTGAGCATCCCGGTGAGAAAGTCTCCGGGCAGGATCTTGTGATCCAAGTAGAGCTGTAATCCGCTGGCGAGGTGTTCACCGTTAGGGAGTGTTCCCCATGCGATGCCCTCTGATGGTGTCGGTGTCATTTCGTTGTTACCTCAATTCCTTGTCGCGAGGGTGAAGCCACGCATCGTCCGTGTTGCACATCCTACCGGAGTGCCTACGGTCGCAGTCGTCTGACTGATGCCGGACGATCTCCGCTCCTGTGTGGGCAGCGATGATGCGTACCTGTTCGTCGATCCGCTTGAACTGTTGAAGTCCGAAACCGATGAACGATTTTCTGATCAGCTTTGTCCCGCTGGTGAAGCGGATGAATAATGCCTCCGTTCCGCCGATCTTCATAACCTGTGTGTAAATCTTTAGATCCAGTGACTGTCCGAATTCTGTCTGTCGTTCCATGACTACCCCCTGATCACTTCGTACTCGACGTGAGCGACGATCTCGCATCGCTCGACGATAGCCTTTGCGACGCTGAGAGGCATGGTGTCCTTGCCTCGTTCGGCGAGGGTGCGGAGCACCTTGATAGCTGCGATCTTGTTGGTCGCCTTGATGTGTAGGACGGATTCAAGCTCGTAGTCCGTGATCCTGTCCAGCCAACCGTTGTAGTCCATCATCCCCCGGAGTCCGCGGTACTTGTTGTCCAGTATTGATTCGGTTGCTGAGAAAACTCCCCGGCAGCTTGGGCAGTAGAGCTTTGACCGTCGCAGGGTGTTGGTCTTGTGATCCCCACCCTTGTCGAAATGATGGTCGAAGATTTGCATGTGAACCGTGTCCCGCTCGGGGATCTCTGCAAACATGCGCTCGATTTTTTCGATTTCTTCTGTTGTGTATGGTCGTGCCATTTCTGTGTCACCTCTGACTTGTATTGATATTGGTTAGCTGAGAATCACTGGTTGATATGCGTTGTACCACGCTCGCTCCGCCTCGCCCATCCATTTGTCTCCGAAGGCTTGTTCCCACCGGTTGTAGTAGGTGGTGCGAGGTTCGGAGTCGGTTGCTCCGAGGCTGCGGAAGAAAGCCGTGTGCATTAGGTTGGCGATGATCGACGGATCTCGGTTCTCGATGGATACTTTCATGACCTGATCGAGGATCTCGTTGCCCTGTGGGCAGAGTGGGTTATCGTTGCCGTATTCGTCTGTTGAGTAAAGTTGCCATTTGTTCGTTGTCATTGTTGTCACCTCTGAGCTTGATTGGTTCTTGATTGGTTCTTGATTATTTGAGTGCTCCTGCGACCCTGTATTCCTCGACTCTTTGCAGAAAAGCGTTTGCTTCGTGGTCGTACTCGTCCGCCTTGGCGAACGCCTCCGCCCGAAGTGACTCGAAGTCGTTGTTAGCTCCGGTGAGGTCGTTGCCGTCGAACTCGGTGCGATTGACGAGGTTGTCGTTGATGAATCGGCTGACGCTGAACTTCGTCGGGAGCTTGTCGTCGCCGTAGTGAGCCTTGAGTTCTACGTGGTAGTTGGTGTGGTAGCTGATCGTGTACTGTCGTGATTCTTTTAGAGTTACTACTGTCATTTGGGCTTCCCTTTTCCCTCGGCGGGGGGATCGTCCCCTCGCTCTACCTATATTATATGGGACGTTTCAGCCCTTGTCAACTTTTTGTCAACCGATTTTCAAAATTGGTCTACAACCTGTCTACCGGCGTTCCAAACTGAGGGACAGTTTGGCATCAGCTTGAAATACGTCGGGACAGTTTTGAAAGTTACTTTTTGAAGATTGGCAGGTCACTACATCTTGTCCTTTACGACGTACTTCGGGGCATCCTTTGCCCAATCGTCCGTCCGCTGTTGTTCCTGCACTGGCCACCCCAATGCGACTTTCCGTGTATTGCCCGGAGTCTTATCAAAGTACGCTTGCAAGCTCCGCTGCTGAGCGAGCGCCCATTCCGGCTGCAGGTGAGCGAAGTCCGAGCCTCGTTTCAATCGGTCGTGCTTGCGTCCCATAGCTCGCATGAGGGTCACGGTTAGGGAAGCGTCGTACTTCGCCGAGTGAAGCTCTCCTGACGGCTCCGGCAACCCGTACCGCATGATGGTGTTACCGAGCTGTCTCGCACCCTTGCCTTTGACGTATCGATCCACCGCCCGGTCGATCACGAGTGGGTCGAGGAGCCTGATATCGTCAATGCTCTGATCGCCCCCTGCGTAGCGTTTCACGATTGTCCAGTCGTAAGCTGCGTTGTAGATCACGAACGGGATCCTCGCGGCTGCGATAGCCCGGATGAACCACACCATTTCCTCAGTCGCCTCTTTCAGTGGTGCGCCGTGAGCTTTCGCGTACTCGGTCGTTATGCCGTGGATATCAGAGTTTGTAATCTCCACCTCTGGATCCACGATCCGCTCATACGAGAAGTGGTTTAGCTCGACCTCGCCACCTTTCCACATCATCGTCGTGTGGAATCCAATCTGAACCGGGATCGCTTCATGCGGATCCGGGCTGGTTGTCTCCAAATCGAATCCGCAGATAATTCCCTCGTACCATTCCTTGCTCATGGGTGCTTCTTTCTGAGGTGTTCGTCAAACCTCTGATGGACTACCCAATACCCGCAGACCGGGCATTTGGTCTTAGTCCTTGTTTGTGTCTTGTTCTTTGCCATACGACTTCTCGTCGATGCCGAGCGCAACCCCGGCTTCATAACCCTCCCAGTTATCGCTCTCGTCCCGGATCCTGACCAACGCTGAGACCAGCGTCGTGACCCGCTCAGCTAGCTCGGCGTGGTCGCACTCCGGTAGCGAGATCCCGTTGACCAAGACCTGACGCTCTCCGGCGTATTCAATGACCGTTCCTGCCGGGATCTGCGTCCCGGCTCCGAACTTGATTTCAATCCCCATCCTGCCTCCTCTTGACTAACTCCCGGCAATCCTTCGGAGCTTCCTGCTCCTTGACCCCGAGCTTGCGCCATTGATTGCGATATTCAGTTATGACTCTCCCCTGATCGTGAATCAGACGGAATTGATTGTTGCCGTTCTGCCCAACGTGTCCGGGGTAGTGACGGATCTTCTTCCTGCTCATACCCCTCCACCAGCCCGCGTGACGCAGGATCCGATGTGCTGGCTCGCTAGAGCGCAGTCCTTGGATTTCCGGCAGTCATTTGAAGTAACGAAAACGTGTCCCGTCCGGGCGACACCGTGGCGTTTGTGAACAGCCCGGTTGATCCCGCAGATCCCGTCGCTGTACTGATACAGGCAATACTTACGATTCATTTACGAAATCCTCGCATGGGCATGGTGCGTCGAGCTTTGGATCCCTGTGCATGACGTATTCTGCCCTCTCCTTGACCGACCCGACGTTCTTGGTGTGGTTCACCCGGCATCCCGGATCGTTTGATTCACGTCCCCAAGGTGAAGTCTTCCAATACTTGCGCTCGTGGTACGGGAACTTGTGTAGGGATCTCTTATGACCACACCGCTTGCACTCATCGTTGAAGCTCCAATCGCTCATAGCTCCCACTCCCCTGACCGAGCGAAGATCGCGGAAGCCCCGCAATCTACGCAAACGACCGAGATATCGTGGTCGCCGTCAAACTCGACGCTCTGCATCTGAGATCCAAGCCCGAGCGAGTGATGCCCGTCGTCGCATGGGACGGGATCCGCTGGCTCCGCAGCGTCGTATTGGGCTTGCGCCCTGTCGAATCCGCTAGTCAATTTGTCACCTCTCTGTCCGGCTTCCACACCGGGTCGAATTTCAAGTGGTCGATTGGCCACTCTCGTTGCATCTTGCGGGTAACTCCCATCGCTGACGGGAGCGTGTTCGGGTAGTGCTGATACACCCGCTCGTCCACTGTTAGCCGGATCCCTGCTCGTCCGCACTTCCCGCAGGATCCGGTGGCGTAATACTTGCCACGATCCTTGTAAGAAGTCGTCCGGCTACCGGATCCCCAGCACCGCTTAGAACGCTCCATTGGTCACCTCCAACTAACTCCTAGTTTGCTACTTGCTCCGGCAAGGATGAGCGTCTCCTTTGCCCGAGTCATCCCGACGTAAAACTGCCGGATCGTGGCATTCGCTCCCTCTCGGGTGAGGTTCGCGTTCCGTCCCTGATAGCTGATATCCGGGAATAGATAAACCACGTCCGCTTCACCTCCCTTGACCGAATGGATAGTTCCGATCTGGATTTGAGGTGCTTCAAATAATGCGCTGGCTCCCTGTGCCTGTAGCACCCGAGCTGCGTAGTCAAGATTCGCTCCTGACCGTAAGTGGGATCTGTACCACTCTGTATCGCCCGCCTCGACGTTATACATCATGTACGGGTCTGAATCAGGCTTGAAGTATTTGTCGATCATTTCCGGGGTGAAAGCCTGATCCGGTTGGAGATCCATGAACTGCTGTCTCCCACCCCTCGGGAAGATCCGAACGAGTGCTTCGCTCCATGACTGGACTTCGCCGACGCTCCACGGATACTTGTACGGCTCTGATTCGATCATAGGCGAGACGTAGGAGCGGAATCGGTCGATAGTCGCTGTCCCTCTCACCGGAGGGTTTAGCGGATTCCAATCAGCCCTACGCCTGTACGGGTTATGAAACGGGATCCCCGCAGCTCGTAGCTCCTGTCTCAGCGGTTCAAGCATGTAGGCGCAAGTCGTGAGAAACATTACCGACTTGCCCTCCGCCAGATATTGCTCAGCGTCCCGGAGCAACCCCGGTGAATCTTTCAGCATGAGATACGCATCTTCCCGGCTGTCCCCTGCTTCATCGGTTGGCCAGTATTCGACGGGATCCCTGCCGGGGATCTTTTCGATCCACTCCGTTGCCCGGTGCCAGACTGCGTGAGGTACACGGTAGGACTGGCTCAGCGTGAGCTTATTGCTGTCCGGGATCTCTGTTGCATAAAACGCCTCTGGCTCGGATCCTCGCCACTCGTAAAGATTCTGATCGGGATCTCCGACGATGATCAATCGCTCTACGCCTCGATCCTCTGAGCCCCACCGCCTGACGAGATCTAGTTCCAGTCGGTCGTGATCCTGTGCCTCGTCTACGAAGATCACCTTGGGCTTGCCGGGAGCTTGCCATATGTCCCGAGCGTGGTGGATCAGATCCGTGAAGTCGTAGTAGCCGTGAGCATCCTTCCACTCTTTCCACCGCCCTGCGAATTTCCTGACTATCGTTGGCCAGTATTCTTCCGGGATCTTCATCGCCCGGAGCCTGTTCAGAGAGGAGAATGCTTCATCGCCGGGGAGATCTCCAAAGCTCTTGTCCGCACCGTCGTCGCCGTCGGCACTCGGAGAGCTGTCGGGCGGTGTCATTTTCCACGCCGGAGTCTCCTCGTTCCACTGTTCGATCCGTTTCTTATCCTCTGCGATCTCCGGGAATCCCAACGCCCTAAATGCGTGAGCGTGTAGCGTCCCGATCCTGTCCGGGTTGATAGCTATATCCCGCCCGGCTACCTCCGCTGCAGCAGTCCGGGTGAGTGACGTAATCATCACTTGTTCAGACCCGTAGCGTTCCACAGCTTTTGATGCCTCACGACTGAGAAATGTTGTCTTTCCACAGCCGGGTGGCCCTATAACGCGAAACTCAGTTTCAGCCATTTGTCACCTCTAAGAATTCGGTTTCACGGAATTTGTAACCCCCTGTAACCCCCTTGTAACCCCCACTTCCGTCGCCGGGGGTTACACCTGTTTTCGTTCTCGTTTCGGTTGACACAGAGTTGATTGTAACCCCTGTAACCCCCAAAAATATTTTTTTTCTGTTTCTCCCGCGCCCGCGTATAGGGGACTTTTTTTGGGGGTTACACATCGACTTTTACCTCCTTGAACCAGAAGGATCGCTTGAACACGTCGTCCCCATCCCTGACCGTTCGCTTGGCTGGTGTCCAGCCTAGTTCCCGGAGGATTGCGACGAGCTTAGCTGTTGTCGGGCGGAGGTTATGGTGCGCCCATATCCAAGCTGACAGACCTCGGGATCCTGTAGTGGCGAAGCAGACCCGATCCAGATCTCCATCGCTGACGTCCTTGCTCGGGATGATAAATGGCTCCCGGTTCCGGCATCTTGTTTTCCAGTCCGCCGAGAGATCCCCACCGAACTGCTCGAAATACTCATCCATGAAGGCTTCCATCTGTGCGACTGCTTCGCCCTCGGCTCCGACTTTCAGAATCGTGACGCAGTTGAGGAACATCTGTGCAATCTTGTCCCACTCCGGAGCCTTGCGCCTTGTGACGACCACACCTGCGATATCAGCCATGACCCGTCGGAACTTGTTTTGTTCGAGGATCCCGGAGCTGTCCCCGATTTCCATCCTCCTGCCCTGCCAGTAGAGACGGTAGATCACCGGATCTGAATCAGTCTTAGTTATGCGGGTGATCGGAGGAGCCACTCCAATTAGCTCGGAGATCCGTTCTAGGCGTAGCTCCGGTGTAGCGTTATCTGGATCCACTCCTAGAGCCTCATCCGCGTCCCTAACGTGTCCCGGCTCCTTGGATTTATCCATCGCTTTCCGGATGGTCAGGTCGTAATACTGAGGATGCTTTAGATCTGCTCCACGAAGCTCTCGACCGGATCGAATGAGCTGACCTATCTCTAACGCTGGCCACCCGGCTAACGCTGCCCTAGTCGCAACGCTGAGATCCCGAGAGCTGTCGGATTGGTCTTTGAGCCACGGAGCGTCCTTGCCCATCCAAACGTCTTGCGCTTTGGGATCGACTGACCATAGGAGTGTCATTCGTGCGACTGGCGGATCCCCCTGTGGAATTTCGCTTGACGGCTCCTTTGTAGTGCTAGGCTTCGGAGAGGCGTTTGATCTAGCCGGGTCGAGGGTTATCCCCGCTTGGCTGATGAAATCCTCGTGAGACCCCCACCGTGGACCATCCTCGCTAATTATTCGGACGGGTTTCGGGTTATCAGGATCCTTGACGTTGTTCGATCCCGGAAGCCTGAGTACCCGAGACAGGTCTGATACAGAGTCGACCGTGTATTCCCCGGCTGCTTCGTTGAGGATCGCTCCCCACGCTTTCGAGATCTCTGCTGCGTGTTCGCGTTCGATCTTGTCTTTGAAGATCCACGGCTCGTCCCATAACCACCACGCTTGAAGCCCGTTCCCGGAGTGGATCACGATTGATGGTCTGACGGCTAGCTCGTCGAGGATCTGGATTGCTGCAGCTTCGGTCGGTGGATAGGTCTTGCCCTTGTGACCCGTATCGCCGTAGTCGATATCTGCCCACAGTCCGGGGATCCCTGAGATCTGATTGGCTCTTGCCCGTTTCGTTGACCCGTAATTTTTCGGGCTGAGTCCACACCCGATGTAGATGTTCCGGTTCCCGAACAGTTCGAGTGAGTTAGTTAGCTCCTCGGTGTCGGTGAACCAATAGCTTGTCTTGCCGGGGATCGTCCAGACGAGGACGTGATTCCCGGACGGTATGTTGTCTGGATATAGGTGTTCTAAGAATTGACGAGTTACTTGCATTTAGGCTTCCCGGTGGGGCGGATCCTGTCCGGGATCCGCCCCCGCTAACGACTGATCTTCTATAGGCTCTGAAGATCGCTGTCGTCAACTGCCCCGACTTCCGCCGTTGCCCGCGGCGGAGGGTTGACTGTCGAGGCTTCTAGTGCCGGGAGCATTTCGTCTCGGTACTTGGTAATCGCTGCCAAGTCCCCGTCTTTGAGACGTGTCCCTGCCGAGAAGTTGAGGGTTGAGTAAGCGATGTTCCCACCGCCCTGTTTCGATAGCGTGAGCTTCGTAGTGATCGCCCAGTAAGGCACCAGCTCTGACGCTAGTCCGAACAGGTATTTCTTGCTCGGTGCTATCGAGGTTGGTGCAGCCCGGACGACTAGAGGCATAACGTTGTTCGGTCGCAGGAGGAAGAACAATCGCTGACTTTTGCAAGCCTGTCCGCCGTTAGGATCGGATCCCCACTTAGCGAACTGGCATGTGGAGCAGTCTCCGCCGGGAGTGCCTACGCCTACCTTGCTGTTTGCCGAGAAGCAGTCCGGTGATCGGTCGTCGTCCTCGCTAGCCTCGTCGAGTGACGTGCGCCAGTAAGAGCGTCGGTCGTTCCAGAAGATGAGTACACCCTCGATCTCCTTGGTCGCCTCGTCGTCGCCGAGAGCTGACGGGATCTCGAAGACTGTTCCACCCCCTGCCGGGATCGTTACCTGCGGGAGTTGACCTAGTGTGATCTCTCCGCCTGTGTTTGCTTCCACGATCTCCTTGATGTTCAGACCGGGATCTATGTTCGCAATAGCGTAGTCCGCTATCGTGTCCAGCGTTGCAATCGCTGTTTCTTCTGTCTTTGTTTTCTTTGTCAACTTAGCTGCTCGTTATCCCGATTCTGTAAACCGGGCTAGTGTTGAATACTGCTTCAAATTCCGCCGGGATTTGTTCCTCCTCACGCCGACGCTCCCGAACCCAAGCAGATACGGATTGGAGAGTAATGCGCTCTTTGTGGAAATCGCCTAGATCCAAGTCGTCTAGGACTTTCATCGCTGCCTCGGGATCCACACCCTCCTTGACCGAAACGTAGGTGTCCGCTCGCATGTAGAGCGTCTTGCCGTCGATCTTGATGTTCTGGATCCCGCTCTGTGCAAGCTCGTAGAGAACTTGCTGCTCTAAGCGAGACTGTTCAGCCTTCTTAGCTGTGAGCCTTGCGTCTAGTTCATCCTTCTCTTTTGTGATCCGAACGAACTCCCGCAGGATGTCTGTATCCATTGTCACCTCTTGACCTCGTCCCCGGAAATTCCGGGTCGTAAAGCGTACCCGATTTGTTTACTTCTTGTCTACCTCCTCTGTCGCTAGATCACCGTGGAGTACGTGTTCCACAATGTCCTGCTTCTTTTGGAGAGCGTTATAGACCGCTTGATCGACCGTCCCGGCTGCTAGGAGGTGAATGTACGTGACGCTCCTCTCCTGTCCCGGACGGTGTACGCGAGCGAGAGATTGGAGGTATTCGCCGAGGTTGAATCCAACGCTGTAATAGATGCAGTACCTTGCCCTAGTCAGGTCGATGCCCACACCTCCGGATTGGATCTGGACGACGAGGATGTCTCCCTCACCCTCTTGGAACTCGAAGTTCTGTTTTACCCGCCCTGATAGCTCTAGGACTTTCAACCCTCGCGCCTCGCCAACCCTGCGGATCGTGTCTATGTCGGCGACGAACTGGCAGAAGATAACCGTTGGTTCACCGCCGAGATCTTCCAGCGTGTCGTCCAGTAGCTTCTCTTTGGCTTTGTCGATTTGGGTTGTTACACCGTCGTCGTCGGTTACGTGACCTCCGGTGATCTGCCTCATCCGTAGGAGCTTGACCAATGCGTTTGAAGCGGTGATCTCTCCTGACTCGACCTGTGCAAAGAAGTCGTTTTCTACGCCCCTGTACGCCCGGAGAGCGTCCCGACCAAGCTGACACTCCCGGTAGGTATGTATCGCCTCTGGAAGATCCAGAACGTCGGCTCCAACCTCGTATGTCATAAACCGGATCTTCTCACGAAGCTCCTCTTGGTTCTGATAATCGACGACTTCATACCCGCCGTACCCGCCCATGATTGCGTACCGGGATCTGAACTTCGCAAAGCTAGTTCCGAAGATCCCGCTGTTCAAGGCTCGGAATTGAGCGTAGATATCCATCGGACTGCCGGGCATCATCGTCCCTGTAAGCCCGAACTTCTTGCGAGCTGTCTTGGCGAGAGCTTGGCAGAACCGTGAAGCTACTCCACCCGGAGCCTTGATCTTGTGGATCTCGTCGAACACTACTGCGTCGAATTGTTCACCTTTGAGGAGCTTGGCGAGTGGCTCTCTCCACGCTGCCTCGTAGTTGACGATTAGGACGGTACGCCCGGAGTTGTCCGCTAACGCCTGTGCGGATAACTCAGCCCGTTTCTTGACCGCTCCCTGTAGCACCGGGACGTTCCAGAATCCAACGCCGTGTTTCTGAATCTCCCTGTGCCACACCCCGATAACGCTGACCGGGCAGAGAATGAGGATCCTGCGAAGGTTTGGGTCATTCTGGATCACGTCGATCGTGACCTTAGTTTTGCCCGTACCCATCTCCATGTTGAGCATTACTGCGTCGAGATTCTTGGCGAAGTTGAACGCTTCAAGCTGGTGTCTCCAAGCGTCGAAATTCCTGATCTCAGGCTGTTCGAGCGTCCCGGATTTTTTGACGTTCTCAAACGCCTCGGACTGCCCTTTGGCGATGCGGATAAGCTCCGCCATGTGTGAGTCACCTTTGAGGACGTATCCACGTTCTTTTGTGGCTAACCGAAGATTCAAGGCTCCGGCTGGTGTAGCGGGAATGACCCACGCTTTGTCGGCTTTGTCCCACTTTGCTCCGGGGATCTGCTTTAGGTATAGACCCTCTGGATACCGAGCCTTTGCCCGGATCTCTCCGGTAGCTGCTCTTGCTGTCACCTCGACCGGCATTATGAACCTCGCTGGATCTTTCGCCGTGGGCGATCCGGGTGCCTCTGATTGCTGGTGTGAGAGTCGAGCATGGATCGTGTGATCCCGTTGTCCCCGGCAATCTTGTCGAGGTGCGCCTGATGGTTCAAGCTCGGTGACTTGAACTCCGTCTCCCAGTTCGCAATCGTGAGCCGGGACACCCCGATCTGCTTGGCGAAGGCTGCTTGTGTCATGCGGACTTTTGAACGCAACGCTTTGATGCGCTTCGGTGTCCACTCGAACGATGCTGTTGTCATTGGCTATCTCCTACTAAAACTGACGATTTCAGTCTAACCTATTTGTCTACCGTTTGTCTACCGGAAATCGGTGATCCTCCACGGATATCGGCATGAGTGCCGCTTTTGAGCGGGATCCAACGCCTGTCATAAATCGGCGCATCCCGATTGCCTCGCTGAATATTCCGGAGTCCGGCAGGACGAAGAATTCTGTCGGGTCAGTTATACGGGTCATGGCGTTTAGAACCTTGACCATTTCGCTGCCCCGGAAACCGATTCGAGGCTCGGTTGGATCCAGCTTCTTTGCATCATGCTTGAGTCGATCCCACACTGCGTCGAACCTCGGCAACTGTGAGGACGAGACGAGATCCCCGGACAGGCTGTAGTCGCCGAAGCTCACCCTTGCCCGTCGCTCCTCGACCAAGATCTCGATCCTGTAGTGCCACGGTGTTTTCGAGTGGATTCGATAGGCTTTCATCGCTTTGAGCAATCCTGCCGGGATCCAGTATTCCCACCGGGTCTTGTCGTGATTCGAGACTGCGTTGTCCACTCGCGTCTCGACGGCGCACCGGCTGTTACCGGCTTCAAAGAGTACCGTGGCGGAGTCGTCGATCTTCCGTACCCGGACAGCCCTGTGCGCTCCCTGTGCGTCCGCTAGCGTCCACGGCTTGCCCATAGACGTAGGGACGGTGATAGTTACTACGGTAGTCATTAGTCGCCCCACTGTGTCCAGCTAGCCGGGTGGAAAACGACTGGTCCACAAATGACGTGACCGAGCATCGCTGTTGCAGCAGCGTTGATCTCCATCCCGTAAATGCGAGCCTCTTCATTGCCGTAGACCGTCCATTCCTTGTCCAGATCTGCGTCGTAGAAGTACAGCGGTTCGATTAGACCGCCTACCATGCCCTGTAAGGCTTTGAGAGCGTCTCCGTCTCGATCCCGGACAGCCCTGACCTCGCCCCCTGTGAACTCACGGTACTGCTGGTATGGAGTATCGGGATTGTATGGAACAACTACGAAAGCGTTGAGCGATGTGAACGTAGCTGGTGTGAGTCTTTTGTAACCCATTTGTGTCACCTCTTGACTTGTCTTTGCAGGAATCCCCTGCGGGGAGTGCCGGAGCGGAGGCGGTTGGGAAGCCTGTACCCGACGCTCCGACCCTCCCCGCAGGAGCCGAGGGTGTAAGTACCCTCGAACTCGCTGCTCGTCGTCTATGCAGCTTTCTGGTTCGGCTGGTACGCCTTGGTGCGAGGAGCCTTGTCGATAGGCTTGACCTCGACCGTGTGCTGAACGTCGAGACGGTGTGCAATCCCGAATGATCGGAGAGCCTTGTTCTGTGCAGCGATCTCGTCGCGAGCCTGAGCGACGATGGTAAATGCTGCTGGCTGGTAGACCACTCCCTTGATCATCGAGGAGAATGGTTTTCCCACCGTGATCGTGACCTCGAAGTATGGAAGTTCAGTCTTGGTTTTGGTTGCAGTATTTGATTTTTTCGTGGTGGCTTTCGTGCCGTTCTTAGCTGCCATGATTACCTCGCAAATTTTGTTCTCGTTGTTGTAGTCGCTGCGGTGTCGTCGGGATGAACCTCGGCATCCTGCCGACCCCTCTGAGGAGTGACCCTCCTCATAGTATTTGTGTTCCAGTTCTGCTAGTGCGATTTTGAACGCCTTGCCGTGCGCTCGACCTCCTACTTTCAATTCGTTGTATCTGTCGTTGTCACCTTGGCGGATAGCCTCCTTGCGCTCTTTGTTGACGATGTGGTGTGCGTATTCGTGGAGAGCGGTGAGCCACACCTCGCGTCGTGGTCGTGTGAGTAGTCCGAATATTCTGATCTGCTCTTGGAAATTGCTGTAGTCACCGAGAGTCCGTGTCCACCCCTTTGTCGAGAGGTATCCGTCGTAAAGCGAGATCACCGGAACGCTGATTCCTCGCTCGGCTGATTCAGCCTCGTAAATGGTTCTTATGTCTTTCCAGAACTGATCGTTGATATTTGTTCCGACGGTGGACGTGTTTTCTTTGTGCTGTGCGAATTTCATTGGGCTTCCCTTTCCCTCGATCCTGACCGGGACTCCCCCGGCTGATACGTCTATTATATGGGACGCATCAGGGGTTTGTCAACTTTTTGTCTACCGAGTTTGGATCCGGTATTCAGAGTGCTCCCACGGAGACCCCTCTAGCAGTTCCGATGCGTGATCCGCTAGGTCTTGGGACGTGATCCGGAAATCCTTTTTCCAGACTCCCAGCTCCTGTTCCACTCCGTCGAGGATCGGCTTGTGCCACCGGACTTCGATGACTACTTCGCCCGGTTCAATTTCCTTGCCGTAAAAGTTGATCATTACAGTGGTATCTCCGTGAGATCTGATTCAATCGGATGATCCATGATCGTCCGGACGTTCAGCGGTTGGCGTGGAGGCTCGTCCACACGGGCGCAGATCTGATTCACGTACTTCCGGAGGATCTTGCGTCCAACGGCGACCTGTGTGGTCGTGAGCTTGCCCTTGCCGATTACCTGCTCGGCGAGGCTGGATCCAAACGCTGCGTCGAAAGCGTTGAATCCCATACCGTTACGCTCGCGAGTCGTGTGCGACCCCTGCTCCTCTGCCGTCTGAGAGGCGTAGAGAACGACTAGGCATCCTGCTACGACTTCCGGATCGAGGAGAGCGGTTGTAAGCGTTTCTTTGTCCATCATCTGTGTCACCTCTTACTTGTATTGATATTGGTTAGATGGCGTGTTCGCCTGTCCCGTTGCAGCCCTCTGGACAGGCGGACAGTCCGCCATCTTCTTTGATCGACTGGCGAACCTCTTTCATAGTGCTACCTGCATACCCAATCGTGTGTAGCCCTGAGAATCGGAAGTAAAAGCCAGTTGGAGCGTATGCACCGTAAAGACCGTTGGCATCTTTATCGAGTTCGATGCCGTGTTCGATTACTTTAGTTTCCATCTGTGGTTCCTTGTTACCTTGATCGGGAATCTCCCGACCTAAGTATTCTATGGGAGCCGGACAGCGTTTGTCAACTTTTTGTCTACCCGCACCATGAGCAGACGTACACGCCGACGTACGCTGCGGATCCATAAACTGCTGCTAGGAGGAGGAGTGGCCAGAGGTGAAACCACACCCGTTTCACGACTTCTTGCCGGAGTAGTAGACTATTTCGAGCCAGTGGTCAACTGCGTAGTAAGCAGCGACTAAGACGATGGGGATTGTCCAGAGTTTCCTACCACGAAATAATCCCATGCCTGACTAGCTCTCTCTCGACTTTCCGGTATGCCCTGACTGGACGCGTTGCTATCCAGAATACAGCACCCCAAATTGTCTTGATCCAGAGGTAGTTACCGTCGGCAGGTTTGGAGATCCAGACGATGAACATTCCAACCTCGTAAAGCAGGATGAGCGGGATGATCAGAAGCGCAGCGTTGACGAGATCTGTGCCGGGCGACAGGATCGCTCCAAAGATCAGGGCTGTGGGGATCCAGAACTTCCGGAGCCTTCTGAATCGCTGGTAGCCGATCAATCCTATGTTGGAGACTATGAACATTATCAGCGGGATCTCAAAGAATATGGCCACCGACAACGCCATCGAGGTGACGAGTCCTATATAGGACGGGAGCGTGATCAGCGGGACAACGACTTCATTCCCGAAGCCGAGCAAGAACCGCAAGCCGAACGGCATCATCACGTAATAGACGAATGACAGTCCAGCTAGTGCGCTGAGCGCCCCGGCTCCGGTGAAAGCGATAAGCCTCCACCAAAAATGACGGGGAAACCAACCTTCATGCCTGAGATCTAAGAGAAGTCGAATCCAGACAGAAGGAATCGACGCAGCGATTCCCGCCTTGATCCCGAGCCAGACGGTTTGTGAAACCATCCCGCCCGGCGTGGTGATGGTGGGCTTCCCGTCAAATGGCGATAGAGCGTCCACTGCCGGGCCAATGAGGAACTGGAATATGTCGGCACTATAGTAAAGTGCCGTCCCCATAGCCGTCAGGAACGGTAGAACGATCCATCTGAAATAGCGCCAGAACCAGCGCGGCAATTATGCGGATTCTTCGCGCATCTGTGCCACGGCTGCCTCGGCAGCAGCGACAGCAGTCTCGTTCTCTTTCGCCTTGCCTCTCAGGAAGCCTCGGCGGTAGAGCCAGCCACCGCCACCAAGAGCGACGACGAAAGCGATGATTCCGATGATTACTAATGTGTTGTCCATGATTTTTCTCCTTTGGGGAGATCTATCCCCGTCGTGTCAGTGAGTCTACAACTTTTCTTGCTTTTAGGAAGCGAGGTTCCCACACTCGGGCAACTCCTCGGGTTTTCATCTCCGCCATGAAGTAGGCGACGGCAACGAAGATCCCGGTGAAGATGAGCCAGCCGATCGTGTGGTGGGCATCATTCCAGATCCAGAACAACGCGTTCGATCCTGCCGAGGCAGCGATGAATGAAACTAAGAAGATTGTGAAGAATGTTCCCATTACTTCTTGCCGAGCTTGCTCCGAGCGTCGTCACCGAAACTCATGACGATATTGACGAGGATGTAGACAGCCCCGCCTATCGCTAGGAACAGCCCGGCAATCGTCCCCATTACTTATCGCCGAACCAGCGATCAAAGCCAGCGTCGATAGCATCGAACGCCTTGTCGACAAGACCTTTCGCTTGCCTCCGAACCGGCTCTGGCCCATCCCTTCTGAGTCGTTCGACTACGCCTTTGGCTCGCTCTTTGATTTCCTGCTTAGACGTGGGGATAGTCTGCGTTTCGTCGGCTGAATCACTACCGGATCTTGCTCCGGTTCCAGCCTGTTCCTCGCTGCCGTTAGTAGCTCCCTCGCCGTGAAGATCGCCAGATCCTTGATCCACTGTGCTATCTGTTGTTTCATCGGGATCCTCGTCCTCGACAGGCTTGCCATTTACGAGAGTTTGTTTTGGCGGTTCAACCATGCGATTACCTCGTTCTCGCTTTGAGATATGTGGTGCGGAAGTGATCTTCGTTGAGGCTCCACACGTCCATTCCGACGGTCGGGATCTCCGCTTCCCCTGCGTCCTTGTATCCGTTCTCATCATAGGCAGATTTCGGCATTTTTCGGTCAAGGAATCCGGGGGTGCTGTCTGTCCCGAGGAGCCAGATGTATTCTCCCTCCGGGAGCGTGATCACGTCGAGCTTGTTAGCTCGGGTGTCGTTGACTGCTGTTTGGATCCGGTTGATGTGTGCTGAGTCACCCGCCCAAAAACCCCACTTAGGAATCGAGGTGAACAGGTTTTCGATGAGATCGCAAGTGTCACCCTCTCGGGTCTGCGCTCGCTGTCCTTCCAAAGGCTTGTCGAGATCTTCGTCCCGAACCTTGACCTCACCGGTTACTGCGTCCCGGACTTGAAAACGATACTGCCGTCCGTGGAACGCCAGAATCGGCGACTGAACATCGATCTTCTTATTAGGCATTGATTAGTCTCCCGTCGTGACTAAGTTGCTTCTAAACGATTGAGCCTGTGCTTGGCAATCCTACAGCATTTCCCTGAAAGTCCACAGCAGCCCCTAGAGCGGTGGCGGAGTAGGCGAGGGTCTTGACCGCATCGTGAGCCGTCTGGACGTCCACACCTTCGCCAGCAGCGAGATCTGAGACAAGGATCCCGTTCACCCGGTACTCACGGTTGTCGTCGGTCACGTAGTCAAAGAACGCTTTGCGTTGTTCGATGATCGGATCCCCGAAATTCCAACCCGGAACTGCCTCAACTGCTGGCACGTACTCCTGAGTGATATTGCCGTCGTCGTCGCGCTTCTCAGGGATCTCCGCCTGTGCAGCCACAGCAGCTTGCGAGCTTCGGTGGATCGGCGTGAACACCTCGACCCTTGTGCAGAAGATCTTGGTTGCGCTAACCGCTGGAACGATCTCTTGTGTGGATTCTAAATCACGTGGCATTAGCTCGGCTTCCTGTATTTGTTTTTGACCGCTGCGATGTGGTCTTTCCAAGTTGTCGTGCCGTTTACAGAGTCATGGTACTGCATATCTAGCTGGTCGCCGATGGTGCTGTAGGCTTCCCTGCGGTACTCAGCGTAGTTAGCAGACACTCCACCGTTCTCCTGCACATTGCTCTCTTGCTGCTGATTGAAGGAGTTTTGCGCCCATTCGTTGATGGTCTTTTCGTACTCGTCTGGCGTGAGCGTAATCGACTCGCCGTTCACCATTTTGGTGAGGGTAGGGTTGTCGTTCTCGAATTGTGTTTTCCATTCTTGAAGTGTTGGCATTAGGTGACTCCATATAGTTTGAATGTTCCATCGTCGATGTTCCCCGAAGAAAACTTGAAGCTGATCTCGTCGATCGCAGTAGCGGTATGAATGTAACCGTTCGTGAACGAGAACATTACGAAGTTCGCGGCATAATACCCTGTGAACGTCGCTTGGAAGTGCGTGAGATAAGTCGATGAACTCGGCTGCCAGATTTTGAGAATCCCGCTCGCACACTCGTCTGCGCCATTACCGACTTCGTGGAACAGGGTTTGGTACGCCGTTCCGTTACTCTGGGATTGCCCCGGATAGCCTGACCATAAATATGCTGCGGTATCTGCCTCATTGTGGTACGCCCTGTAATGGGATGATGTGATCTGCTCGTTGAAACCAGTCTGCCCGGCAGCGTTGGCTTGGAAGCCGAGGTCTTTAGCGTTGGTGGCAGGGTGGGCGTTGATCACGTGAAACTCATACAGGTCATAGGTGCTGTCGATCCCTGTGGTGAAATCAAGCGTCGCACTTGCCGATGCTGTTTGTTCTGAGATAAGCGTGTATGCCATTAGCTGACTCCGTATAGCTTGAACTCACCAGCGTCGATGTTCCCGGAGGAGTATTTAAACCGGATTTCGTCGATAGCAGAAGTTGTGTTGAAGTAACCGCCAGCAAAAGCGTCCATCGTATATGGACCATTGTGATGAAGTCCCTCAGTTCGAGCGGTGAAGTATTTGACGAAGGTTGTGCTCGACGGGTTGTAAAGCGTGAGGATTCCTGAGAGAGATTCGTCACTTCCGTTGCTGGCGTTGTAAAACAGCGACTGAAACGCCGTGTCTTGGTCTTGATCGTATGTGGCGTTGTAAGTCACACCCCCGTCAGTCCCGCCTTCGTTGTAGTACGAGATGTAAAACCCTGATGTGATCGTTTCATTCCAGCCTGTGCCACCGACGATATTCGCTTGCATCTGGAAGTGAACAAGGTCGGTAGCAGGATGGCAGTTTATGAAATGAAATTCATATATGTCGTAGGTCGAGTCGATTCCAGATGTGAAGTCGATCGTCGCACTGGTGGAGGCGGTTTGTGATGAGATCAGAGTGTGTGCCATTAGCTGACTCCGAACAGGTAGAACTCACCTGAGGCTATGTTCCCGGAGGAGAACCTAAATTGAATCTCGTCGATCGCTGCTGTCGTATTGATGTACCCGCTGGCAAACGACTGCCGGGCATAGGCAGGGTAGGCATCTTGATGCTGCATTTCGACTGATACCGAGTAGAAGTTTGTCACGTACGTGGTGCTCGATGGCCCAAATATGTTCATGATAAGGTTCACCCCTGAGTCGCTGTCGTGAGACACATCTCGGGCAAGCGGTTGTAGAGCTGTCCCGTTCGCCTGATCCATCGTGTCTCGAATCGTGAGTGCTTGGTTCCCCCCGTCCTCACGGTTGTAATACTCAAAGAACACGGACTGGATTGTTTCGTTCCAGCCACTACCGCCTGACTGGTTGAACTGGCATCCGAACTCTGCGTGGTCTACTGAGCCGTGGGCGTTGACCACACGCAACTCGTATACGTCGTAAGTAGAGTCGATTCCAGATGTGAAGTCGATTGAAGAACTTGCGCTAGCCGTTTGTGAACTGATCAGCGTATGAGCGTCAGCCGATGTTCCTTGAAAGTCAGCCCATAGCTGAATCTCACCGGACGCAGGTGCGTTCCCTTTGGAGTAATACTCGGAAAGCTGGATCGGATACGACCCACCGTATTCTGTCTGGATATCGCTCAGAGAGACTTGCCCTGTGCCAATCGCCATTAGTTGATCCTCTCAGCAAGTTCCTTGATTGCCTCGACCATCAGACCAATCAGACCGTTATAGTTCAGCGTTTTCATGGGTTCGCCCTTGGCAATCCCGCCAGTCTTGACGAGGTATGGCATAACCTCCTCGACCTCTTGTGCGATCAAGCCGGCAGAATGACCCTTCTCCTCTCGGATCCAGTCCCACTCGACACCACGGAGAGCTTTCACCGTGTCCAGAGCGTTTTCAAACTGGACGACGTTTTTCTTCAACCTAATGTCGGAGCTTGTGGTCGTCGAGAAGGCATAAACGTCTCCATCTGCGTGGAAATCGCCGTCTGATTCAAACCGGAACTCCTGAGATCCGCCAACGTAGAGATCCACGGTGCCGGCTGCTGCCTCAGTGAAGTACGTGTTGGATCCGCCGTCGAGGTAGAGCTTGTCCCCAGACTGGATCGTGAAGTTGTGACCACTTGCCATCCACGCACCGGCAGCACCGACCGCCATAGTCGCCCCGCCACCTACAACGATGTCGATAACGTCTCCGGCTGATTCGACTAGGTAGGTATTGGAGCCACCGTCGAGATACAAACGTTTTGTCGCTGGGATGATGGTGTTCTGCGACGAGTCGATACGGAGGGCTTCTGTTGCTGCTTGAGCGCCGTCTGCTGTCGTTTTGAACACCAGCCTGCCCGGCATATCGTTTGTGCCAGGGGTTCCGTCTACCTCTGCGTGAATGGCTGCTCCGACAGCGTTGTAGTCAGCACCATCATCACCAGCAAAGTCGATACGCCCAAGCGGGTCGTTATCTTGGACAACAGTATGCGCTCCAATAGAAGCACCACGAGACTTTGCGAGGGTTATCGAGGCTCCGCCAGTATCGTTTGATACCCGAATAACACCAATGGCAGCATCCCCGCCAGCAGTACCCAATACTTGCAACTCGGAAACACCCGCACCACCGATTGACTCCTGCGCCGTGTGCCCTACAACGAGTCCGTTGCCGTTACCAATAAAGGAATCACCAGCGGTAGTAAAGCCACCATCTTTGAGTACCACCGAGTCAATCGTGACACCAGATGCAGCAGTAGTCTCGCTGATGGTGTTCGTGGTGATCGCTTGCCCTGATGAAACGATGATGTCGTTAGCACCAGTGGTGTTCCCGTTGGCAAGAACTTCAGACAACTCGTTGTTGGAGCCAATCTGGGAGTCCACGTATGCCTTGATGGATTGCTGGGACGCGACATCAGTAGCACTATTAGATGCCATGTTGTCTTCATCGAGAATCGACTTCCACGCAGGAACACCGCCAGTAACCGATAGATACTGTGCAGCAGAGCCAATTCCGAGGCGCGTCATTGTTGTCGCTGCGTCAGCGTAAATGAGATCGCCTGTTGCCTGAGAGTCTAGTACGTGCGCTGTTGTTGCCTCGTACTCTGCCTGAGTTAATTCAGTTCCTACACTGGAATGTTTGAATGCCATTTCTTGCCGCCTTTAGCTGGTCAACAGTTCTGTGAACTCTAGGTCAATTACATTAGTCTGGTCAATCGGAACACCACGAGTAGAACTTACTCTCGCCCCAGTACGCCGACGACGAATAGCAAGCGATGCGTTCAGTGTTTCCCCGTCAGGTGTCACCAATTGAATGAACGGCTGTTTACGAAGACTGTCTAACTTAGTTACATCAGCAGAACGCAGAGACTTCTTAGGCTGTCTACGCAACATTTGTGAACGCCTATCAGACAGTTTTACGGAGCCCCTAAACTTGCGTGGTTCTGTTTCGTTCCAGACAGCCTTGAACACCATAGAGGTAACTGCTGGCGGGTCGTCAGTCGCTGAGTCTGTAGTAAACCGAACACGGAAACGGATGCGCTTGAATGTTACCGGCGTGGTAAGAACCGCTGCTTTTGTTTCTGATGGCGACGTATCAAATACACCGTCGTCACCCCAGAGAGTCCAGCCAGTACCATCATCATCCGTAGCGTCATCTGTTTTGTACCACACAGTCACATACTTGGAGCCACTAGAAAAGTTCCTGGAACCAAGCGTAAGTGTCCCTTCTGCCTTTTCGGTGTCTGGATAGTTGAAGTCAATCCAAGACGAAAAATAATCTCCCTCTAAACGCACGTTAGGAGTAGTGGCACGGCGCGGGTTTTCGTTATCACGAGGAATGGTGAGTCGTACAGCTCTTGGGGTGTCCTTGTCTGTTGCCGAGATCGTACTGTCTGTGTACGTCCCAAGCGCAAACAACGACGACGTGCTTCCATCGTCATGTCTGCCAAGTTGGTCTATCGTGGACACGGCAAACGATGTCATTGTGTGAACAGCAACACCAGAAGCAAACTCAGTAAACGCTTGTGCGGAGTCGTCGTCACGGCGAATGTTCCGTATAGAGATAAGGCGAACACGCTCGGATATACCTGCTGTAGAGAACAGGAACGGGAACGTGTACGGAAACGAGTTAGTTGCACTGGCAGCGTTATCCGCAAGCGCTACGAATACGTTGGAGCGATCTTGTGCCAACCCTGCAACTGTTCCGCCGAAGCCCTTGTAAGCCGCAGCCTGGAACATGTGAGAGACATCGCTCCATTGGTGGTTAGCACCTCTACCCGTTGGGGTCACTGTCCAGAACGTCTGCTGACCTCCTGAAGCCCATATAGCACCACCTCGACCGATAGCACGGCTGAAGTTGTTCGTGGACGGGAAGAAGTTAGCGTCCGGTTCTACGTCTTCAAACAGATTTGTGCGGCTGTTGTATACGAACAAGCCGTCTTCACGCCCAACGTAAGCGGTTCCTGCTGCTGGGGTAAGGCTGGTAATTGCACGATCTGAGTCACCAGCCTGTATCTCTGCACCCCAATTCGCAGTATCAGAAGGGGATACAGATATAGACACTTGGTTGGCGCGGGTTTTCATTAGCGCCCAGTCGCCACGAGAGTTCTTCACTCTGCCAAAGAAAGTAGCAAGGCGGCTGTTCCCAGAGTTTGTAGTCGGGTCACTCCACGTTGTACCGTCAGTGCTAATCAAATAGTTATCAGCAGTGCCACGCCCAGCATATAAAGTGCCTTCGTATGGAACTACTGAGGTGATCTCATTGGTGTCATCAACGTATACCGGCAAGAAGACATCGTTGGATTCGTCCCACTTGACGATAGCTCTGCCCATAGAGGCGTAGTAGTTACCGCCAAACTCAACAGGTCGAGACTTCCACTCGCTACCACCTGTCAGAATTACGGCAACGTCATCAATCTCGAACTCGTCACCACTGACAGATAGAGTAAAGATAAATTGTATGGCTGTAGCCGAAGCATCTATCGTTCGGGTTACTTCGAGCAGCGCCCAGTCTGAATCTGTAGAAGTTGACGAGGTACTTGTGCCAACACCATCTGCAACTCCAAGAGAGATATTTCCAGTTCCAGATACTCGCCGTGCGTAAGCAACAGCAGTTATCTCTCGACTGCGAAGAACCGTGTCCGTTCCCACGTAGTTCTGTGTGCATGTGCCACTATTAGCGTCAGCGGTTATAGATAGAGAGTACGTGCCTGAACGAGAGTTAGTGGATGATGCGACTGTTGTGTTCGTACCGTCAGTCCATCCAGTAGTGTTGCCAGTCTCGAAGCGACCGTTACGCACAATAGCGTCTACTTCATCTTCTTTGTACGAAGGAATCAACTCTCCCTCGAACATTGCAAGAACACCGTCTGTGTATCCGTACTCATCACACGATGACAACTGTGAGCAGCGCGACAAACCGAAGCCACCAGACCAGTCCACCTGTGAGTAGACACGCCCGTATACAGGGTCAATAGCGGAGTAGTTGCTGTCTCCCTGCGCTTGTGGAACTGGCGTAGTAGGAACAGGTACTTCTTCCCAACCACCAGGTCGGTTCGGGTCGTTGTTCCACAGCGTTAGTTTCAGCAGATTGGTAGTACCGTCTGCGTTGGAAACAACTATGTCTGAGTCGTATCCTGCGTTCGGCATTAGTAGGTTGGAACCTTTCGGCGGGACTTAGAAGCCTTGTAGCCCTGCCCTGAGTTGATCTTGTTTCTGAAGTGAGTCAACTTCCGAAGTGCAATGCGCTGCTCTTCATCATCGAACTGGTCTATCTCAGGGCCTTCAAAGAACTCAAGTGCTGCGTAATCGTACAGCCTGTCCAGTTGAGGGCCGTTGATCTCGATAGTGTCAGTCCCAGATGTCATCGTACTAAGAAGACCCATGCCTTCTACAAGAATCTGGTCTCCAGTACCAATGGTGTATGGAATGTAGATGTTGTCACCACGTTCTTCCCAGTATGGAAGTGAATCGCTGTAAGGTCGAGGCGGCTCTGTACGTCCAGCAGTTGCAATCAGTTCATCCGCATAGAAAGTGATAGCGGTTCCTGAAGTAGCATGGAGTCCAACTTCGATTGTGCTAGAGACTGCACCAAGGTTTGTGGATACGGACAAACGCTCCCAGCCACCTCCAGAATGAGTGGTTCCGGTAACGGCTGTACCGCTATCCACACTGATTGCTGCGGAGACACGGCTTGCGGTTCGACAGTAGACCCAGACGGTGACGTTGAGTTCTTCTCCATCGTAATTAGTAGGATTGTTGGCAGATAGGTAAGCTGTTCCGACATTGGATGCTGTGACCACCATCTTTCCCGACTGATCGCCAGCGAACACCATCAAGTTATCCGGTTCGTTCGTTTCAGCTTCAGCCGTTAGTGTGATATTAGATGTAGTCCAGTCCGTGAGCGCTCCCTCGAAATCACAGTCGAGGTCTTTCACGATGTTGTCACCGAACGAGTTAGCGTCGAGTCTTTTCTCTACCCAAATCTTGCGGACATATCCAGGCTGAATAGAAGAAGGTCGTGCGTACTCTCGCTGTGCCAGTACACCGTATAGCGTTCGGTCGTAGACAACTTGGTACACAGAAGGGAACACCGCTGCTACCGCATCATTCAGTGCGTCCTGCAACTGATCGGGGTCATATCGGTATAACTGGAAGTTCACAGAGCCGCTTTCGGCAGTGAGGTTAGTGCCAAGTAGGTCTAATGCGCCTGTAGCGCCTGTGTGATCGTTTACACGCCGCCTAACGTCATCATTGTTAGTTCCCAAGATGCGTGCGTAGGCATCAGAGTAGACATCATCATCTTCCGTGAGGTTTGTGATGTCTGTGGAGATAAGTGCGGTAGACGCAGCAATGTCAGTTGTCGTTGCGAACTGACCGATATACGCGCCTATATGACGAGCAAATCCAGGAAGTGCCGTGTTCAGGGTGGTTGTTGGCATACCTACTCCTGTGGTTTCTGAAGAAGTTTCTTCAGTTGTGCCTCTTGATACTGCTCGTAAAGATTACCCGCTTGGGCATCAGTAAGTTTCTTGCTGTGAGGAACTACAACGCCAGTATTCTCGTCTGCGTGCAGATAATGAACATCCCAAGTCTTATCCGCTGGGTTGTAAAACATCTTGACAGCAGGGTTCTTTGAGAACAGTTTGGCTAGTTTTACATCAGCAGCGCGCTTCATCGGGTCAACGTCCCACTGCTGCAAGGTCTCTTCGTAAGCCCTGTCACCAGCAGTCGAGTCTGTCGATACACGGTCTACAGTGTCACCAGCCATGAGAGCGTGCGACTGCTTATCACCGTAACCGACACGCCCATCAGGAATTACTACGGTTCCAGTAATGCGTCGCCCGTCCTTGAGGGTAATCCCACCGGGAGCTTCAACAGTAGATGTGACTATACGTGGAGCCTCAACGGTAGTCCTGATGTGTTTAGCCAAAGTAACCGTTCCCGCTTCCTACGTTGGCAAGAAAGTCTGCTGTACCAGCGTCAGTGCTGTACTCAATAGAACCAAAGCCACCAAATCCGCGCTTGAATGCTTGAGCCTTTTCTTGATTAGGCACAAGTTGTGCGTATCGCTCAGATCTGTTCAAAATATGAATCGAGTTGAGGGTGGTGTCGGAGTCCATTGCTGCCGTACCAACCTTGAGTCTTGCCCAGTACAAAGGACTTACATGCTCTCGTGCGCCTGTTGGCTGAACGTAGGTTGGCTTGAACGGTTCGTTGTCCTTAGCCATTACGTCTCTGAGAGGGGCTGCTACCCATGCGGCAGGGACTGAAGCAAACGTGATAGCACCGTCTTGTGCAAGTGAAACACCACCAGATGCAGTGCCGTCTGTTTCGTCCAAGTCAACCCACGTAGTGCCGTTGTAGTAATCAGCCGTCAAGGTGTTGGTTGTACTGTTGGCTGCCTCTACGTCTATCTGAACGCCACGGAACGGCAAGTGCGAGCCAAGGAAGATAGCGTCTCCGTTAGCAAGCGTATTCAGTGAGTCGAGACTAATATCGTCAGCAGTTCCAGGGTCGTTCTGGGCTTCTTCTGAGTAATCAGTAAATGTTGCCCCGCCATCCTGAGTCACAAGAACTGTGAGCCAAGAGTTTAGTGCGTACTCCACAACGGTAGCCGTTGAGAGATTGTGGCAGGACAGGTAAAGGTTTCGTGTACCTTTGGGGAGACCTGTGGTTTTTACAGTGGTAGTTGCGGCTAGTCCACCGGCTACATATCCAGCCAGCCTGACTTCGTTATCCACCGCTCCAATTGTCTGAGTGGGCATCTGTGACCTCTTCTTCAAGTATGTAGTGAGGGAGAAGAATTGCTCCCTCTCCCCCACAGTTTATGTGCTAACTGCTAACAATGTACAGAGTAACGGCTGTAGCAGATGTTCTCCGCCATACCAGTACCGCTGCTTCGTTAGTCAGAATCGTGTTTCCTGTATCTGCAACAGTGACACCAGTTCCACCAGCAAAAGTAACCGTTTGGGTTCCGTCGTTGATGTAATAACTGGTGATGGATTCATTGTCTTTTCCCAGAGGTACACCAGCAATAATGTTTGCCGCTGTATCTGTGGTGACTGTGCCAGCACCTGTTGCTGAAGTGTGGACATTGATTCCTGCAAGAATGTCGGCTGCTGCCAACGTCATGTCCTGAGAATTATCGTCTACTACAGTAAGGATTTCTGTGTTTCGACCAGCTCGAACTGTCACGGCAGCAGGGCCTACAAATTCGATGGGGTCTATTGAGTTTAGTTTAGGCATAACTGCCTCCGGTTTGTGCGTTCCGCTTCCTTGCAACGCACTGCGCTGGTAAATAAAAGAGTTGGGGCAGAGCCGAAGCCCTGCCCCCTAAGAGTCTTGTTTAGGACTCAGTGATACCAACAGCCTGCCATCCAGCAGCGGCACTAACGCCGTTGCATTCGATTCGGGCTGATTCACCCTGATCAATCACGATGCACGTTGTAGATGCGTCGCTCTGTTGAACAGTAATTGCTTCAGCAGCATCGGCTGCGTTGGTAATAAGCACTGCACCACCCTGAGTGCCTGTGCCTGATGGTAGTACCACAGTTCGAGCCGACCCGCCTGGGTCTAGGTTCTGGTGATATGCATCAGCAGCAGTCAGAGTTTTAGTCCCAGTAAGAGTCTCAGTGTTCGCATCTCGGATGCGAGGGATTCCGATACTCATTTAGGAGTCTCCGTGTTTCTTGCTTATGTGGATATTCAGTCGTCGTTCGCTAGTTGTTGACGTTGGACACTGAGAACATTTGAACGGTCGAGGTTTTCGTTTCCGAACTTGACGTTCGCCCGAAGGCTGCGACTCCGCCTGACTAACTTCGCTCTCACCAGAATTCGTGCGATCTTCCGAAGCTGCTTGTGCCTCCTCAAAGGTGGACAGCGCTACAGGAAGAAAACCGCGCTCTAGTGCGGTGGCGAGTTGCCCGGGTCGGACGTTGCGGACGACAGGTTGATAAGTACCATCCTTCTGCGGTTGAAGCAGGTATGCGGAATCAGCCGATACAAAATCCAGTTTAAGAAGCGCTGCTTCTATATCGCCGAAACGGCCCTCTATGTCGTCAAGAATGACTTTGAACGAACTCGATGAACGAGACAAGTCTCGCAACGATTCCGCCGCTGCCTTCATAACTTCCATAGGAGGCTTGGAATGATTGTTTGCTAATACCACTACGATGGAACCTTTCTACCGCCGCGTTTCCCACGTTTACGTCTGCGCCGAACAGTTTTGGCTTGTCCAGTAGGAGCGACCGAACTGGATTTGCCCGAAGCAACAGCTTCCGGTTGCTGATCTAGCACAGGCGGAGTCTCAGAATATGCAGGTCGAACACCGCTGGGTGCGGACTGATATAGCCCACGCCCGTTCGGGTTCTTGAACCAAGAGACGCGCTCTTTTGGATTTAACGGGAGCATTTTGGCAAGCATGTACTGCCGGTCTGCCATTGGAACTCTAAGCGGGTGTCCGTCTTTGGTGTCATACAGAATGATGTAATCATCCTCTGTTTCTGACATACGGGCAATCGCATAGTTGTCACCAGCAGCAAGTCCACGGTCAGTCTGGGCAATTGAATTACCCTGCTGCGCCTGCTCCTCTATCCAGCTTTGTGTCTCAGTAGTCATAAGTCTTTAGCTAACTACGTCTGCGGCAGAGTAAGCCTCAACAGCCCACTCGTCCACGATTTCAGTTTCACCCCAGACACCGACAGTTACGATGTCAGTACCTCGGGAGCGGATGTCCTTGTCGTCGTCGGCTTCAATCTCCTGAGCCATGCAGAGCGCGAACGCCTGTGGTGAGAAGATTGCGCCCTTCGCGTCACCAGAACCATCTCGTGCGATGATTCCCGATGACCAAATCTGGACACCAAAACGCTTTTCCTGTCCACGCCAGTAGTTCGTGATGACTTCTTCAGAAGGCCCTGATGGGCGAGCGCCAGCAGACATGACAGTACCACCTGCCTGAATACCTGCGTCCTCTTCTACAAGTCGGCGAATCTGCTCTGGGTGAAGAACAGCGTTGATTGTGCCACCTGGCGCTGGGCCAAATGACGAGTTGTTGTCTGTCTGCATGTATGCAACAGCACCGGCGATGTCAGGGAATGTAATGTTCTCGCCTGCGCCTGGAATTGAGAGACCCGTTACGGAGTCAAACAGAGTCACCAGATCGGACTCCCGAAGTCGTCCGAGGGCAAGACCCTGCATCATTCCAACCTCAGAAAGAACATCTTCCGAGTTTTCTCGCTCCAGTACGCGGGATACGAACGTCAACACACCATGCTCGGAAGCAGTCACGTTACGAACAGTGACAGTTACCTGCTGGGCAGCGTTGATCTCGACACCCTCAGTCAAAGCAGCAGCAGTCAATCGACCCCAGAGAGGGATGTTCTTCTGCTTCTCGCCTTGAGCAAGGTCATATCGAGTTACCAGTGAAGCCGTAGGGCCTGCTGGTTCTACGTTCGCAATCGCAGGAGCGACTACGGTGAGCGACATATCAGACAGGTTAGATGAACTTGAAAGGGTAAGACCTTCAGCCATTGTTCTAAGCCTTTATTACTTGAGCCAGCCTTCGGCTTTGCCGATAGCTGTCCACTCGTCTATGTTTGCTATGTCTCCATTCAGAAGCGCTTGATTTGCTTCGGTGCGAGAGCCGTAAGTAACGGAACCGCCCTCAGACGCGCCTTGAGTGGAAGGGGGAGGTGTTGGTGTCGCAGCTTGCGCCTGAACCGGAGGTGCTTGAGGTGTTGGAGTAGCGCCCTTCATTCCGTCGATGTTCTGCTTTGCTATCTGAATCAATTGATCGACAGGCATTGCAGTAGTCGTGTTCTGCCAAACCTTAGAGTCGAGGTACGAAACCCCGACTTTATTAGCGTCGGCATACTGTTGTACTTCAGTTGCTATACGAAGGCGGTCTCCGTCCGACCACTCAACCTGTTGCTGCTGTTGCGGCTGAGGCGTAGGGGCTGGCGCTGGAGTGCTTGCCTTCTTTTTCCAATACTCGACCTGTTCTTCAGGTTCCATTTCCTCTACTTGACGCTGCTCGATTTTAGAAGCCATGTCCCGAATAGGGGCAAGAGCCTCGTCTAGCTGCGATTGAACACTGGTCTTGATCTGAGCCATTTGTTGGGCGTTCCAGTTATTGTTACGTCCAATTACTGTTTTCTCGACACGACTTAAAGCGTTCTCAAGGTCTTGGAGGGTGACTCCCTGAGTTGGTTCAGGAGCGGACTGTTCTTCCGTTCCCTCTTTTGGCTGCTGTTCTGCTGCGTTATTAGCCGAAACTTCAGCGGCGATAGCTGCCTCATCTGGTGAAGCCGAAACTTCGTTTTTCATTGTCATTGGGCCTAAACCTCTAATCCCGAAAGATTTTTACTGACTGTATTTACGCATAACCCTAAGTGGCACGTCAAATAACAATGCCACTTTGAATGCCGAATGTTTCAAGGGGTTTTACCTGTGGGTCTCGCCAGAAGTCGCGAGCATCGTCTACTCCATCTGGAGCAACAGCGTTCTGTGAATGACGCATAGTGTCGGTGTAACCCCAACGGAACAACCATGCGTCTAATAGTGGGTCTTGCTCACGCATTGCAACCCGTACACGAGACAGTTTAGATAGGAACGTTTTCAACGAAGGAGTCTCTTGTTCTAACTCTTTACGCCTATTTGCACTGGCATCTTTCCATTCTCGATATGCTGGCTCTAACACGTTAGCGTTAGCCATCGAGCCGAGAACCGCATCGTCTACGTCGCGCCAGTAGTATTCAAATCTTGATCGTCCTTGCCAGAACTCGTTGACAAGCGCAGGGATATTGCGCCCCGTAGCAAATCTTTCTTGAACATAGGCGTAGACTTCGTTGCCCCACTTCTTTTGGAAGTTAGTAACGGCAATGTCTCTGGCTTCGTAATCAAAGCCGGTCGGTTTATCGAAATCGTCAGTCGCCAGGATGTCGGTGACATATTCGTTGTAGGCAATGTCTTCTGGGCGCTCTTCGCCAAACTTCTCAGCGGTTTCCTCAAAGTAGGTAATCGCAACGGCGAACTCTCCTTCTGGGTCATTCAACTCTTCAAGCCGTGAACGGCGGATTGCGTTTGCGTTAGACAAATACATCTCACGGAACTTACGCAAGTCCATTACTTCAGGGTGCGAGGTAAGTAGATCAATACCTTCTTTGAGTTGGTCGTTCCACTCGTCCTCAATGTTCTGGTGACGGCGGTGGTACTTCTCAATGACAATATCTTCTTCATCACCACGCGCCACACCTTCATCGAGTATTGCTTGATTTAAACGCTGCAATTCCTCGAACTCGGCAGGAGCCATTGGCACGTCACCAGCATTAATGCGGTCACGCTGCAAGCCGTTCAAGTCTTCCCAGTTTTTTCCGTATACGTCTTGAGAGATGCTGTTACGCAGGTCTCGTCGCCGTTCAGAAGAAGACAGTGGGCGGATTCTTCCACCAACAAGTTCAAGCCCAGTACCAACAGTTCCGGTCTTGTACGGGTCAGCAGCAAGGTTAGATTCTAGCCAGATAGGAATTGACTGCTTTCCAATGTGTTGCGTCCAGTCAGCAGGGCCAGATATATCACGACCTAAGAAGTCCTCGCCCATCGCAATGTCCCAACCAATACCGGCTGTTGGCGCTGAACGAGAACGCACCCACCTGATAAGAGGGTTCTTTCTTGCAACATCGTCTGTAAGGAATCCTTCTCTTGCGTCCTCATCCCATGATAGCGATGCTAACTTAGAGGACAATTTAGCGAACTGAGTCCAGAAGCCACCGAATCCAATCTTGTCGCCACCAATATCAATGGTCATAAAACTGGATTTAGACGGGTCAAGATGGTAGTCCTGCTTGCCTCCAGCAGCCTTCTTGGTTTCCACCATAATCAGGTACGAAAGCATTCCAAGACCAAGCATTCCAATCATCGACTGGCGCGCCATACTTCCTGCAACTCCGCCCTTGAATACATCGGCTAGAAGAGCAAGTGACGCTCGTGTGTAACGAGGTGAGAAGAATAGGATTCCACGTTCTAATTGCTGCAAGTTTGGATTGATACCGAGCGCAGATGATGACAATGCTCCGGTCATGTTGTTCAGGGTAGACGCTAGTTCTTCTAAGCCCTCTTGCCCTTTCAGCGCTGCGGACGGACGCATTGCCTTGTAATACTGGATACGAATGTAATCACCAGGAGCGACGAATGCGCTTTCAAACGGCTGCGCTGCCTTAGTGAACAACTTGTCCGCTGCTCTACCAACAGGGCCAGCCTTCGCGAGTATCGTTCCATTTTGAATTGCTTGGAACACGTCAGTAGACGTTCGTGATACTTGAAGCCCGTTACCGATTGCTTCGTTCACAATGTCCGCATCGTCAGCAAGTGATAGCAACATGCGGTCGTTATCGACCATTGCACGCCCTGCTTCTCTTACAGCCTTCCCCCAAGAAGCCATCATGCGAGCGCCAAGTTTAGGGTTGGTCACTGTCTTAGAAGCGGCAAGTCCTAGAGTTGGTAGACCATGAATCATCCAGAAACCGAAGTCGAAACCAGTTCGACCGACACGCATTAGGTCGCCAGTCTCAGCAAGAACCTTGTTGAAGTTGCCGATAGTGTTCAGGTTTTCGCCTGGATACGCTCTGTTGATTAGCGCTTTTACTTCATCGTGACTCTCGAACAAGAACCCTGTGTACGCAGGCATTCGGTCACGAGGCGGGATAACAGATGGGTTCGCAGCAGCACGACCTGAAACCGCACCACCACGAGTAGGTATGTACATCTTGTCGCCAAGGGTTTCTACGTCTTGCTTCAGGATGGCAGTAGCATCTTCTAGTATTTGCTGAGTGCGCCCAATATCGTCACCGGCTGCACTTGCACGTCGCAGAATCTTCGCTGTTTCTGGAAGATGTTCTTCTATTGCAGATATAGTCTTCGGCTGTAGAGTTTTAGTTTTCCCTGTCTTTAGACGGTTGATAGCAGCCTTTGCTTTTTTCTGACTAGTACCAATATCCAAAATTCCGCTGTCAGGACGCTTTGACTCTGCTTGCATGTACTTGCGAAGCTGCTCATCCCATGCTGCTTTGTTCATGTCACGAGCATGTTCAATCAACGTCCGCTCTGGAGTCGTAAGAGAATATTCACCAGAATCTACGAGTTGTCGCACTTCATCATCACGCAGACTTCGTTCTTGTTGCGCTCGTGGCTTTTTACCCGGAGTTCGTGATGCTCCTGTTGGGCGAGAGTCATTGGCGATATGAACATCGTCATATACAGATAGACCGTCTGGGCGACGAGGAACATACCGTGCGGCTGCGTCGTCCAGTTTGTCTGTTGTTTTTATGACTTTCCCAGACTTGTGCATGTATTCGTGCAACAGTGAGTCTGTAGAGTCTTGGAAGTGACGTACATAAGATGCCAGTTCTGCTGTGTTTGCATCAAATGCTTTTACTGGGTCTACTGTGCCGCCGACTCTAAGACCACTCCTAGGTTGAGATCGACGAACGATTAACTCAGAATCCATTGCAGCACCTGGCGCAACAACGTCATCAATTAAAATTCGCTCTTCCCTAATGGGCAACTGCCCCTGAGAGTGCAAGTTTGAGAACATTTGTGCCCTAGAACGATCAAGCGTCCATGATTCAAGTTCTTGATTTGCAATATTAGGGCTTGATCGGTAAGCAACAACCGTCTCTCCATCATCGGAGAGAGATAGCAAATGCTTTCGCAGTGATGCAGAAGACTGTTGCCATTCGGAAATGGTGTTCGCATCGGGGACAAGGTTGTTCGATATGTACTCTAGGTGGGCAAGGCTACTATTTTCAGAAAGAGAGTTCGCAAAATCATCAACTACACGCTCAAACGGCACATCACCGCCAGCCCTAGCAGCCCTTATTGGCACATCATTGCCAATGGATTCATCTGGAACATACTTTCCAGCGCCTTCATCCCAGATACCAATGTTTCCGCCACCGAACTGTTTACGAATAGATGTACGGTTTATGTCTGCAAACAAGTTCTGGAAAACTTCGTTCCAAGTCCAGTTTTGACCGTTGATACCTGAATCAATAGCTTCAACGCCGGTATTCAGTATTCGCCCGTTCGGGCCTACACTGAACGCCTTGCCTTCCACCTTGCCAGTAGACGGAACAAAGCCTGTAACCTTCTCAGTTGTCTCGGATATATCGTCAACGATTCCAGTACCGGAGTTTTGTAGTCTGCGGAAAAACAGACTGAGAGTAAGTTCTGATTGCTTCTCTATCTGGTCAAGACCTTTAGCGTTGACAATCATTGCCTTGGCTGCGGCGCGAGTTCCGTCAACTACACGCACTGGGTTTACAACACTGAGAGTGGCTGTGACAGCGCCCTTGAATCGTTCTGGAACTTTGGTCTTTATGAAGTCACGAACAGCAGTGTCGTTCAAACGATCAACTGAGCGTGAGACATCTCCGAAATCTGCGAAGTTAGCCACCTTGCCTACAGCGGCAGGGGTAGACGACACAGCCCGAAGACTCTCACGCCCAGCCTTCGTAGATACGTTGACCACCCCTTTCGCAATATCAGCACCGAGAGCATTAGCAGCGCCACGAGCGCCACGAGCAGCAAGGCTTCCGCCACCAGTAGCAGCAGTAGCCACTATCTCTGGAATAAGTTCGATAGCGCCCTTTACACCAACATCTACATCTTCAAGAGTACGATCACCGGGAAGATTGATTGCTCCAAACGGGCCTGTAATGTCTACAGATGTTGAAGGCATCTCCGTGTTACGGAACGCCTCGGCTAGTGCTTGTGCCTGACCGGCGATGTTGAAGAATCCTGCGTCTTTTGCTTCCATCTGGCGAGCAAGTTCTTCTTCAAATCCAAATAAATCACCTGGAGTTACAGCGCCAGCAGTAGCAGTTACAGCACCACCTACAGTTTCAATACCCTTTTGCACATTCGCCAGCGCAGGCAACACTGCTTCTCCGGTGATGTTCTCTAAAACACCCGACCCGAAGAATGAGCCGAACTCTGGCTTACCCTGCGTATCTCGTGATGCTGTATCCGCTCCCACCTGAAACTCTCCGCCGAGAGGCGTGTTCACAGTCTCAGTAGCGCCAAGAGCCTGTTCGACTCGCTGCTGTTGCT